AAAAACGACTTTTCAGCAACAAGTGACTTGGATGGATTAACAGGTGTAAGGACAAATTCTATCTTCCAACAAACAGATGATACGCCTTCTTACTGGTGGTATGATGGTACGGATTGGAAATTAGATGGAATTGCACAACTAGATATTAATTTCAGTTCAGATAATTTTGTTGATAGTACATCATTAATTGGTGTCGATACTACTAATACGAGATTGGATTATGATATTAGAAGGCACAGTACAAATGATATATCATCATACGATTTCGGTGAAGGTGAAATTTCAAATTCAAAGTGGGTTCTTAGATTTAAACTAACAACTGATACTATTACTGGTGGTGGATCATCACATAAGATGGCGTTCTTTGGATTATCTAGTGGAATTGGAAGTTGGTCTTCAAGTGTCGATAAAATTGGTTTTCATCACCAAATATCATCAAATTCGGCAGAACGAGACATACACCCTTCCTATGGCGATGGTGCAGATTATAATTCAGGTAGTCAAAGTGAATTATCAACAGCACTTACAAACAGTCAAACCCATTACTATGAATTAACTAGATTATCAGAAACAAAATATAGGATAAAAATTAGAAGTGGTTCTCATAGTGGTACGCTTGTTGAAGATGAAGAATATACTATACCATCAACCATTCAAAATTTACGTTACTTTGTAATAGTTAATGATAATAGTTATTCAGTTAGTGGTTCACTTGTAGGATATATTAATGACTTAAAATTCCAAAACGGAAGGAGTACGTGGTTAGAATGACAGATTACAAAGCAAGTAAACGCATTGTTGGAACGAGTGCAGAGAGGACGGCACTTTCTCCAACAAAGGCACTGTCAAATACAGGCGTTTCAACATCAAATCTAAAGGCGTATTACAACTTCAACGAATCGTCTGGAAACATAACAAACCAGCAGACAACAGGCGACGGTTTGGGAAGTGCAGCAGACATTACCATATCAGGTGCAACATATTCGCAGACAGGAAAGGTAGGAAATGCGTTATCGTTTGACGGATCTGATGATTATGGAGAATTAGGATCATCAACATCACAATGGAATTTTATACATGGCACAGGAGATTGGACAATTAATTTTTGGGTTAATCATACATCATTCACATCTGAAGATAGATATTTTAGCAATATGGACAGCACAGAGACAAAAGGTATTAACATGTATCAATCTACTACTTCGCTAGGATTGGCGTTAAAGTCTGGAAGTGGATGGATGCATAATGGTAACTTGGCATATAATCAGACATTATCAACAGGAACGTGGTATATGATTACAGTAACATGTGATTATTCATTAAGTTCTGCAAATTATACTGTTTATGTTAACGGAACTGCACAGGGAACAGGTAACAGAGCAACAACTGGATCGACTGGTGATACTGAATATTCATTAAAAGCCATGTGTAGAGGAAACGCAGCTGATAAATTTGCTCATGGTTTACTTGATGAGGTATCATTATGGGATAGGTTATTAACAACCAGCGAAATATCTACAATTTACAAGGCAGATCCAAACCTGCAAGCCAACTCAATCTTTGAGGAAACTGACACTGGAAAACATTACATTTGGTCAGGTTCAGCATGGACAGAGATAGTATAACATGTCATATCAAAACACATTTCAGCAAACTGTATTTCAGGGAGCTGGAGTATTTCAGGGTGGAATAAGAACAGTTGTAGTAGATGAAGATGAGAATATATTACAAAGAAGAAACCTATTCCAAAGAAGTGTTTTTCAAACAAATGTATTTCAGCATAGACCAGCAGATGATGTAGATGGTTATGTTAAAGTAATGGAATTGGTTAGACATTCCAATGAGCTACAACAAGTGTTAGAACCTGTAAGTGCCTTCCAAGACTCTGCATTCCAAGATAATGTATTCCAACAGGAAGCCAAAAAGGGTATTATTAGAGCATTGGGTGCTGTAAAATCTATTGTAGAAATTTTCAATATAACTGATAGTGATTCTGACAATGCTCATAATAAAGTATTAGGTTTTAATAAATTTATTAATGAGACATTAAGGATTCAAAACATCACAGGTACGTTATCATATAGGGATAGATTCTTTTTAATTGGTGAAACATTGAATGTCACTGATCTTCCTACAAGACTAAGAGCAAGATTTAGATTTGCAAATGAGGACATGCATATTATTGACTTTGATGGCAGATTAAAAGGAATAATAAGAGCTATAAATGAAGTAATGCAATTATTGGAACCAGTGAGTGCCTTCCAAAATTCTGCATTCCAAGATAATGTGTTCCAAACTTTAGTACGAAAAGGAATAGTAAGGGCTATGGGATTTGCAAGAACAGCACCTATGGAGATTATGAACATATCTGAAGTAGTTCCAAGATTGAGTCTAATAATAAGATTTGAAAATGCCGTAGTAAACATTGCAACAGCTACACATAAGGCATTCGGTTATAATAGATTTGGAAATGATAACATTAGTATGAGTGAGACAACAGGAAGTCCAAGAGAAATGTCAAGATTTGAAAACGCTGTGGTTAATGTGTCAGAAACACTGGCAAAACAGAGAACTTTAATCAGACGTATAGCTGAAACCATGAATTTGGCAGAAGTTCCTTACATATTCAGATTAAGAATAAGAGCAATAGCAGAAACATTAAACATCGCAGAGGCATTAGCCAAACAAAGAAGTTGGATTATTCGTGTGAATGAAACTGTTAATATTGTAGAGTCATTCTTTAAGAAGAGGATTCATACAATCTCACCAACAAGAAGTACACGAGGATTTAACAGGGTTAAGAGTTCACGCCTATACAACAGAGTTAGAGGAGCAAAACTATTTAACAGACGAAAATCAACTAAAGGTGCTAGTCGATGAGTCAAAATATGATAGGAAGAGCAATTGAATATAGAGTGAAAGCAGGGTCACGAGCAACAATATATATCAATATTTTAGATGCAGATGGAAACGCAAAAGCATTAACTGACACATCATTATATGGAAGTGCAACTTGGAAAGTTTGGAAACCTGATGGTACATTAATCATAAATGGTGCATGTACATTCTCTGATAGATCAAGTGGTGAAATAGCATATACTTTGTCAGCTACCGATACAGCAGTTACAAACGCTGGTAATTGGGAAGGCGAAGTAGAGATAAAGAGTTCATCCAATGTAATGACAGAACAATCAAAAACTTTTAATTTCATAATAGAGGAGAGTTACTAATGGCAGATATAGTGATAAATGCAAATTCATGTAAAGAGTGTGGGCATTCACAGAAAGAACATGCTGATAATCATGGTTGCAAAGTAAAAGATTGTAACTGTAACAGTATAGGAACATATTAGGTACGTTTATATTACCTATTTTTACATCATTTGTATTGATAAAATTAGAGGATATTAGTAATAAAGTATATTTTGACTTTAGAAAGGCTCAACTTGAGGCAATGAAAACAGAGAGATTAGGTGTTATACATGTGTCAGACCTTATCAAACCATGTCTAAGAAATGTCATGTATAGTAAATTAACTCCAAACACAGGAACAGATACAGAGGATATTAAGAGTCTTTACATTGGTCAGGCTATTCATAATGCTTCAATGGTTGCAGATGAGAAACATCATGAAATGTTTCTAGGATATAATTATGTAACAGATGAACCAATATCATATAAAGATGCAAAAAATCTACCTGAAAACGACCCAAAACATTTAGACATAATATATGGTAGTATAGATGATTTAGTTAAGGTAGGTACTGAGTGGGTTATTACAGATAAAAAAACTACAGGTTCAATAGATTACTTTAGTAAAGCAAGATCACAACCTAGTGAATCTCATGTTCTACAGATTAACAGATATAGAGTTTTACTTAAAAAATGCTATGGTATAGATGCAAAATATGGTGCTGTTATATATGTATCAAACACTATCTCAAAGGAGAAAAGAGATAAACCAGTAGTACTATCATTTAAACTACAACCAATAGAAGAGACTTTACAAGATATGGTCATAAAATCAAAAATAATAAAAGAATCATTAACAGATAGAACATTACCAGAAAGAACAAAATGTTTTTTGTGTGATGGATTCTGTAAGTTTGCTACAAAGTGTTTTGGGGAGGATAGTGATAAAATTGATTGATGAGGGTTCTATAAGAAATATGTTACTTTATCAGAAAGAAGAATTACTTCATGAAAACCCAGATCCAGATGAATTTCAAGTTCCTAAAAGATTCTTAGAAATGACTGATGATGAAAGAAGGGGATTTATACGTGGATTAAGATGGGTCATCAGTGAAGATGACCTTAGATGAAGATATATTTTAACGCAAATAATAAAGCAACTAGAGATGCATTAATCTCATGTGGTGTAAAAAATGTCATGCTCTCATATAGGCATTCATATGCTAATATAGATAAATTCCGAAAAGACTTTGAATCTGTATTTGTTGTTGCTGGAACAAACACAGAAGCTGATGGTTATCATAAGTTTCTAAGAGAGAAAAGAAAACTCTATGATTATGCAACACAGTATGATGTTAGATATGACTTGGAGAAAACACTATCATATTATGAGAAGGAGAGAAAGGATGGTATTGATTGGACAATACCTGTCTTGCAACAAAATTATTTACAACATATAGGAAGAATAATACCATCAAAGGGAGATTATATAGCATTAGGTGAAATACATGGTAAGGACGAGACTGATGATCAGATAAGAAAACTACCTAGACATGTGAAATACCATGGGTTAGCTAAAGGTAAATTCATTAGTAATAGAATCTTTGAAAGTATTGATACGAGTGCATGGATTTCGGCTGCAGTTTCAAAGAAGACAGAGATATGGAATGCAAATTCAACATACTCAATGTTCTTTGGAGATAAAGGTAAGACAATGAAACCAATGTTAAACCATGCGTTAGAGATGTATAAGGATAATATAGAGAAAATAAATGTAAATAAATCTAAAGTTATAGAAAATGAATATTATTCCTTGTTAAAGCTACCAATTGCAGTTTTATTCATGCCTTTATGTAAAGCAATGAACTGTTATGAAGATAACTTTATAAGTTAACAATTATTAAAACAAATATGGCAGAAGACCTATTTAAAATAAAGCCTATAGGAGGAGGAGGTAAAGTTGTTATCGATGGAAGAAAAACAATATCACCATTCAACTCTGCAAAGCATATGAAAACTGCTAACTTACCAGCATTATGTGACCAATGTATTTATAGGTCAATAGATGACGGTGGAAATGGTAAATGTCCAAAATACGAAGCTGGAGCTATTTGTGCTATAAGAGAAGATTTTGTTAAATTCATCAATGACTTAGATACTAGAAAACCTGATGATGTTAAAGCCATGTTAGATATGATAGCAAAATTATCCTTTGAGAATGTATTGATGGCGTTAACAGAGTCTAAGATGGATGGTAATATACCTGATAGAAACACCAAATCTGAGATAAACACCCTACTAAATATAGTTAAATCAATCAATGAATTGAATAGCAAGATAGTATTAACCGAAGAAACTAAACTAAATAAACAGGGTGACATAGAAAGTATCTTCAAACAAATAAAAGCGAGAAAGTCAGATTGATATATAAAGACGAGATTCAAATAAGACATTGTATTTGGTGTGGTAAGAAAGGATTTAAAAACTCTCAAGAAGTTGTTAATCATATTAAAACAAAACATACGAGGACAGCCTAATGGTGAAAAGAGAGAAATGTTGTGTGTGGTGTGATTGTTGTAATGATGAAAAAGAAGGAGATTGTAAATGTCATTGCCATGATAGGTGGAAATATTAATGGCTAGACCATCAAAAGAAGTATTAGAGGAGAGGCAGAATTTCATACAAACTGTGACAGATTGTGCTGGTAACGCATCATTATTCAGTAAGGTTTTTCTTGACCATGAATTATTTGATTATAATGTAAATTATGTAAACTGTAAAGATAGATTTATTGTTTATAGGTCTGGAAGACAGGTAGGTAAAACCATGAGTACAGCAGTGAAAGCTATTCATTTTGCTTTTTTTGCTCCTTTAATGTTAGAGACAGTTAAAGATGAATGTATTATTGTAATCGCAGCACCTACCCAAAACCAAGCAAGTATCATGTTTGGAAGAATACGTGACCTTGTTATGAAGAATGAATTACTTGAGGGATATGTAACAAGAAACACACAAACAGAATTATGGGTTAGATTTTTGGATAACACTGGTCAGACTAAAATCATTACTAGAGCAACAGGTGAAAGTGGTGTAGGACTTAGAGGTTATTCACCACACGTTATTATTGCTGACGAATGTTCTTTTATTAAGACTGATATACTTAGAGCATTCTTACCTTCTGGTATGGCTACATCAGCTAGAGTTTGGTTAACCTCCACTCCGTTTAGTAAGAATGGTTATTTCTATGAAGCATGTCAAGACTCAAGACCAAAAAACCCTGATGGTATGTGGACAGAATTTCATGTTAAATCAACTGATAACCCACTTGTACAAAAAGATCCTATATTTATAGAAGAGATTAAAAAGTTAACACGAGAAGAATATGTTCAAGAAGTTGAAGGTGAGTTCCTAGACATTGGTGATGCATTAATACCTAACTCATTAATCATGGAAGCATTAACTAACCAAAATCCAAAAGGAAGATTACGATATTATCTTGGTGTGGATGTTGCAAGATCAGGTAGAGATGAAACAGTATATACTGTGACATCATTGGACGAAAATGATATATGTTTTGTTGAAGAAGTTGAGGCAGAATCACAATCTAATGTGGTTGATGTTGCTGGTAGAGTAGGTGAATTAACACAAAAGTATGGTGTTGAAACTATCTTTATAGATGAAACTGGTTTAGGTGGAGGTTTGTTAGATTTATGTAGGCAGAGGGGAATGCCTTGTAGAGGTGTTATGTTCACATTACAGGAGAAGGCAGAGATGTATAAGAATCTTAGACTGTTATTTGAGAACCATAGAATTAAACTAAAGAATATTAATAAAATGGTATATCAATTATCATACCTAAGACGTGAGTATACGGAAAGTGGGATTATGAAGATAAAGTCAGATGAACATGATGACTATCCTGATAGCCTAGTTTTAGCTTGTAGGGCTGCATATAAGGGCAATGATTGGCATGTTTTAGAGGTAGGAAAAGGATTAAAGAAGGCATTGTTCGGTTAACTTTAAATATATATATCTAATAAGGAAACTATGGCATCAGTCTCAGAACCAATGGATATAGAAGAAGAGGTACATGAAATAGAGGATGAAATAAAGAAACCAGAAGAGAAAAAAGTACCAAAATTAACACCTGAAGGTAAGAAGATTTTACAAGAGGCAACTACAGTTGCTCATTTATATAGATCATTTGGACATGAAAAGTTAGATGTGATTAGTGAGATTGTTAATAAAATTGGAAGCGCTCCACCTATGATGGGAAGACGGCAAGGTTCTACAGGAAATCCAACTGGAAAACTTAATACTGGTAGTACTGTAGAGGTAAACCCAAGTAGAGGTAGGAATGAAGCACAGAATGTATTAGGTACAGGTTTTAGAGGATCGAAAAAAGTACCAGCAGTAGGTTCTATACTAGGTGGAAGAAGAGGTTCAAATACAGGAAGAGGAACAGGTCAAAGTTTCCAGTCAGCTAGAGGACATGCTTTACAAAATCACCAAGTCACTGGTGGAACACAAGCAGTAACAAATGTAGGAGAAAGAGAAGAAGTTTCAGGTAATTATGTACGACCTACAGGAGGTGGTGGTGGAAAAAAAGTACAAAACGTTGCAGCAGCAACTGACTTATCAGCAAATTCAGGTGAAAGTGCAAGAGTTATACCACCTACACAGGGATCACCTAAATTTACTAAACCAAAAATTAGACCAAAAACCACGTCAGTACCTTACTATACTCCAGAAAAGAAAGGAGAAACCTTTATATATAAAGACGGTTATGGGTCTGGAGATTCTAGAGTAGAAAACGTAGAAGTTCACAATGCTGTCTATGATAGTGAAACTTATATAGGAAAAATCAGAAATTCAGATATGAATAAAATAAAAAATACAAAGATTGGAGATGAAATCCATTACTACCAGAACGGTGAAGAAGGTAGAGGAGTAGTCGCCAAGATGGGTAATTCATATGTAACAGTTTTTAAAGAATCAGGAGACTTTATTGATATTCATATTAATGATACTTTCTACGTTAAAGATATAGTGTTAAATAAAACATGGAATGAAATGTCACTTGAAGAAAGAACCGAGGCATTGGAAAAAGCACATGCTCCATCACCAAGATTCTTATCAAAGACATGGGAAGAACTTCCTAAAGAATTACAGAATATTCTAAGAATGGGTAAAGAACACGAAGATGAAGATAAGACAGTAACTCCAGAAAACCATGAGTTACAAGACAAATCCTCAGTAGAAGATGGAAACTATGGTAACGCTGGAAGAAACCCAAATGCTGGTGTTAACACAAACATAGACTTTGATGCAGAGGAAGATTATGAAGGTCAAACACATGAAAAAGATAGTGATGCAGAAAATGAATTCCAACATGATGCAATAAAACCTTCAACAAAAACAATAACAAAAGGTGTTCCATCAGCAAATGTTAACACATGGGGAATAAAGTATGTTCAAAAAGAAGACGTAACTAAAGATGCAAAATGGTATGATAGTAAATCACCTAAAGAGCAACATCAAATTTTATTGGGAGCTGGTGTGGATATTAGACATCATGGATTATCATGGCAAAACCTAGGTCAAGAAAACCATAAAAAAATACTAGATGAGTATAAACCATCTCTTGGAAAAGAATAACCTTTAAATACCAAGTATATAAATAGATTTTAATGAGGAAAGATGAGCCAAAAAAATGTATAGTCTGTGAGGCTACACTACCATGGCGTTATAAAGGAAGGCAGAAAATCTACTGCTCAGATGACTGTAGAAAAAAGTTTAATAGAGAACGAAAAGAAGAAGAATTGTGATAAAGATCTACATAGATGGGGGAACAAGAGGTTCAAGAATATGTTTAGTAGATAAAACAAATGGTGTCACATATGTGAAACATAGACATGGTGAATTAACTAATAATGAATTAGAATATCTTGCGTTAGAGTATGCGTTACAATACGTAAACAACAAGCATAGGGATAATTTTATAACAATATACAGTGATTCTAAACTCGTTGTTAACCAAATTAACGGTGATTGGAGAATAACAACAGAACATCTCATACCATTATATGAAAAATGTATGAAAAAAATGAGTGATAGAATAAAATTAAAATGGGTCAGCAGAGATTTTAATCTTGCTGGTCATGTTCTTGAGAAACCTTAGTTGGGTATGTTGTTTTTGGCTCAGCGTTCTCTGGTAACTTATGATGTTCTTCATAGAAATCAACCATCTTTTTAAATAAAACTAAATCACTTTCTGAACGTTGACCTGACTTTGTTTTTTTAACATACTCTGCATGTCTCCTAAATCTTTCTTTATCATTCCAATCAACTGCTATTGTGGTGTTCTTTGCGTTAATTATTCTTCTCCTAGCCATATTGTCATCACTTAACTCTTATATATAAATCATTCTAGAATCCTTTGTCTTCATTTCTACTGTTTGTTATGTCAGTTATATCAACACCGACATACCTGATAGTCTTTCTCCAACCTAACCTTCTGCTTAGGGTTCTAACTTTTCCTTCTGCTAATCTATCATGTACTTCAGAACTAAAGAACTTTCTCTGGGTTCCAGTCTTACCATAGAAATCATCATATCTTTGTAGTGTTAACTTGTCTGGATAGTATATCATTAATATCATATGTGCTAATTCATGACATATTACAGTCATATTTTGTAAGAGAATAAGAGGGTTATCACTATCAGTTATATAACATATGACAGTTCCTTGACCTGTGACACCATGAGGTATAGAATAATCTAAATCATCAGTCTTACCTGATGATGAATAAAACCCTCTATCAAAATCTTGCACTCTCTTAATTGTTATAGTCCATTTATCTTGGACTTGATATTTTTTATAATCCTTATAATGATAATGATCGTATATGTAACCAAGTATCAATTTCTCATAGAGAGATTTATCTATATTACAAGTGTTCTCAAATTTAATTTGCATTTCTTATCATCTCTTTTAATGTTGTTTCTTTCTTTGCTCTATCACTTCTATTCTTTCTTTGTCTAACTCTGGTTGATAGTTTTCTTTTACAACATGGACATGTAAATCCAGTAACCTTAAGTGAAATACAACAAGTTCTACATTTTTTCCACCCATCACCCATAAGGGAGAATCCCATTGTGAATGATTTGGTAGGTAAATTATCGCAAATATTCTTACATATGTTCATTACCAAACACTTCCTTTATCTGAGCAATCCATATGAGCTCCACAATTCTCACATATTAAATGACACATTGTTAATTCTTTCATTTTAAATCCACATCTCTCACATTTTTCTTTAGAAGCCATGATAAAAAAAAGGGTTATGGCTTAGGAACCTCCCACATGCTAAGGGCAACCATTTCTTTGCCTGACCCTGTAGCAGTTTTGGATGTAACCCAAGCATTCATACCATCGGAAGCATCCTTTTCAAGACATTTCTCTAATGCGAACTGCCAATGTTCAGAACCAACTTGACCAACTACAACTTTACCATATGTATGAAAGTCACCCTCTTTACAATGAAGTTCAGCAATAGGTGCTCCTACACTTTCAACATCTTTTGTCTTCATTGACAAAACATGAAGTAAAGTTCCTTTTGGTACAGAAGATAAGTTCTTACTATCTGAAAAGTTACTTTCAATATCTAGTACTTCTGATACATTTACCATGATTGTGGAAAGATTATCTCACATATAAATGTTAAGAAAAAGGGAAGGTTATACTCTTATGAGTAATTCCAATATACCTTTGAGAAGTTTCATTATCTCTATTCTAAGGTGGAGGATGGCTGTCTCTGTTGTATCTTCTACTGTATCTTCTATCTCATCGGTAACAGAATCAAATGGATTACCTCTTGGTTCAGGTGTTTGTGTATTAGCACCAAATATTTCATACGATGCAACTCTTATTCCATCTTTATATGCTACCATTTCAGTTCCCTCATTCTTCCAACCAGTGAATCCGTTTTCATGTGGGTCGGTTTCTATTAATACCGTTGGTGGTGTAACAGTTGCATTCTGTGGTATTGTAACAACTGGTTCTGGAACTGGACAGTTGACAACATCAAGTGTGAATATATCATCAATGTAGAATGTTGAATCAAACTTGTATGTATTACAAGTATCAAATGTATGTGTGATTGATGGGTTATCATGGTTCAAGAAGTTATGCCCACCATACCATGGATTAGAAACATCATGTGCTTCACCATCTCTAATAATGAATGTCACTTTGTCGCCATGTGTTGCATTAAGATATTGTGGTGTAAAACCATCCTCTATGCTTAACTCTACTGTGAATTCTTCTGCATATGCAAACCCAATTAATGGTGCTAATAGAAGAAGACCAATAATAGTTATTGTTTTCATACAAGTGTGTTAATATCTACTAATATAAATGTTATTGGAGATTGATTTGATTCTTTTTACAGAATAAAACTATTTCCAAAGAAGATTTTTCTACCATGTCTAGAACTTTGTTATGAAGTGCAACTAATTCCTTATACTTTTTTAGTAACTCATCGAAAGTTAACTCTGGTTTTTTATCTTGTTTCTTTTTACTCATCTTGTACCCTCATAAGATGTGATAATGCAATTAATTGATCTAAAATTTTAGAACGTATCTGTCCAAACACATGTGAGTTAACATCCTGTTCAGGATAATATGATTTAGCTAGAGCATTAGCAGTTACAAAAAACATTTGGTGATGCTCACCTATCTCTTTTATACTATCGGATGCAACTATCTCTGGTATTTTTGCTACAATTGTCTCTTCACTCTTCTTTTGATATGAGTTTCTTGTATCTAATTTACCACCCTGTTCATCAAAACATTCCTTTTCACTACATATTGCTTTAGGTAATTTCTGATAAAAAATTGATTCGCCTATAGCCCAATCAGCACCACATATTTTACAATTACCTACAAACTTTGCCTTTATAGTTGTACCCATATAGATGGTTTTTAACACCTCAATATAAATCTTTATAAGATAAAAAGATAAGATTAAACATGAACATATTAAGATTAGTATCTATAGTATTGTTAGTATCTTCATTATCAACAGTATCTTTAGTAACAGCATTTGGTCAATATCCACAAAATGGTGATAAGTATGAGACCCTTGGAGTTAGACATAATACAAATCCACATGTGTGTTTATTTGAACCTGATACAAGTAGGGTGGATTATATCTATTGGACTAATGTTCAATATCAGTCTTGGAAAGCATTATTAGATTGGCAAATAGCAATGACTGAATTTGCACCTGAAGGTGATTGGTCGATGAGAATTCATAGCACAGTTCCTTTTGAAGAACATGAGAATAAAACCCCTGATGATTATAGACATTGTACTGTTTTCTTAACATATGAATATGAGAATACAGATAATGATAGTCAAGCACTTGGTCATGCAGGTGTTGATTTTAGAAAAAGTTCCCATAAGTTTTTTTACATAACAGTTTTCTTACATCATACACAACATAATAATATAGTATTAAATTTAGAAGATGCAAAGAAAAACCCAGAGACAGGTCTTACTGAATTCACACTTACTCTAGCAAAGAAAGAGTTACCTCTTAATGCAGTCTATAATATAGTCCTTCATGAGTTCGGTCATGGGTTAGGATTAAGACATTATGAAGCTGGTGAGTTTCCAGAAGCTAAAGGATTTGAACATTTACGTTCAGCTATGACACCATCGTTAGACCCATTCAAAACGGATCAGGTCTTTGAAGTTACTATCTCTGATAAATTTATGTTATCACAAATCTATGGTATGGATGGTTTTAGTAAACCAAATCCAGTATGGTTACCTGACCACTGTCTCTTTATTAGAGGAGGTCTTGAATCAAATGGGTGTTATTAGAAACGCTTATATTGTAAAGAATGTCTATATACAAACATGAAGAATTGTAAAAAATGCCAGTCAGAGGTAGATGTAGAATGGATAGAAGGAACTCGTGGGTTGGTACCAAAAGCAAAGTGTAAATGTAATGATTGATTGGGAAAAACTTCCTAATGGAAAGTGGAGAAAAAAAAACGAAGGTCTTGATAAATCCATGAATAAAATGAAAAATAAAAAATTGTTTTGTGATGATTGTCAATCATTTTATTTACTAAACAATCCATGTATACATCACCTGACTGATTCACCAGAAGATAGAGCAAGATTTGAAGCTCATAAACGTGCAATGAAAAAGAAAAGAAATGCAGAACCAAAAGAAGTAAATAAACAACAACGTTTATATGATGGATGACAAATGATTTGATATGACATCAAGTTTAAAGTTAAGTGGTAGACAAGGTTCCTCAAAAACAATTGTGAATATAGCAGATGTTCATGGTGGTGCTACAACAGCAGTTTGTTCACCTGATCCTGAAATAGTTGATCAGAATACCACATACAAACCAAACAAATTACAGAAAACACTTTGGTCAATATGGGAATCTATACCAGATTCATTATCAAAAAAGAAAACAGATTTAATAGTTATAAATGGTGAGCCTGTTGATGGAGCCAATAGAAAAGGGTCTGGGCAACAGTCATGGACTACAAATTTATGGGATCAAGCAGAAGACTTTATGAAATTAATGAAAGTTCACAGATATGATAATATTCTATTTACAAGAGGTTCAGGATATCACGTTCAGTTAGATGGAACAAATATTGAAGAAATAATTGCAAGTAGAATGGGAGCTTTAAAATATAAAGCATATGGTGGTAATGGATATACTGATTACTATGCTTTTGTGGAAGCTTACGGTAAAATCTTTAACTTTACTCATCATGTAGGGTTCAATAAATGGGCTGCCTATAGAACCACAGCATTGGCGAGAGAGATGGCTGGTATGGTATTTGAGAATAATAAATTACACAAGTCAGATGTTATAGTAAGAAGTCACGTTCACTATTTTGTTCATGTAGAGTTTACAAATACACATGGTTGCACAACACCAGCATGGAAATTTCCTGATGCTCATTTGTTTAGAGGTGGTGTAGCTGGAACAACTCCTGATATAGGAGCTGTGGAATTCATTATAGAACCAAACGGTGAAGTAATAATTCAAAAACATATTACAGAATTAGAATTAAAACCATTGGTGAGACATATATAATGCCAAGTTATAGGTCATATTCATTTGGGGTTGAAGGTTATAAAAAGTGGTCTAAATATAGGTTGAAGGGTTATGAAAAAGAAAATAATACTAACACTAACAGATAAAGACTCAGATATCTGGGAGTCTAAGACCACCAGAGAGTTAATCTTAGAACACCTACCTGTAGGTAAACCAACAGTTTGTTCATTGGTTGCAAAATCTTTAGATAAACATCCGAGAAGAGTTAAGGATATATTAATAGAGTTGACGGAAGAAGGCATACTTGATATGAGAAACGGTAAGGTTGAAACAAAAAACGGTAGTACCATGGCACATATATTTACAAGGATTAAATAAAATATATTTCCAATTATATTCAGTTATCTTTAAATTACCCTTCCACAAAACAAACTCTATGTTCATTTATCTCTGTTGGAAAAAGGAAGATGGAAAGACTTTGAAGACTTTATTACCAGTAACAAAAGCAACCAGAATGTCCGAACAACTAGAGAATAAAGGAATAGTAACTTGGTTTAAATCAGAACATAGCTGATAAAATATATTATATTTATATATATATATAATTAAATAATATTAGTTAGATTTATATTACAAAACTACAACACACTTGTATGCCAATAGTAAAATGTATATCATGTGATTTTAATGGAGAAAAAGTTCTAAAAAGATTAAAGAATGAAACAGGAAAACCATTAAGTACATCACTAATTATAGCATCAAGTTTTTTTCTAAAAAATAAAAAGAAACTGGAACCAGATACAAATTCTCTTTTTGATACGATTGATGAGATTAGTAAAAAGATTAATAAGTTAGAAGGACAAGAACTTATCGATGCACAGAAACATTATCAACAGATTGGGAATTTATTAAACATGAGGGTGAGTAAATTCTTATGAGTCATATGTATACACAGTCTGCTTTACGTGATAGATTATTAGAAGAATTTCGTAAACCAATGTGGACTAATATGATTGATAGTCTAAGACCTAACGGTAGTTTATCAGTTAACATAGCTAAAAAACCCTTCATTGATATTTATTGTGACTTTAAAGAAACAAGAGAATTTATTGATAATGTTAAACAATGTATTCTTATTATTTTAGAGGAGAAATATGGTGCAAAATTTGATGTAAAACACACGTTTAGAAAACTTCAGGTTAAGTTAACAGATGAACATATATTATTAATGCATGATCTAAATGCAACAGATCATGAGGGTGCCATGGTTACATTTGATTGTGAAGTAATAGCATCCGAGTCACCAAAATCTTATATAAAAACCTGTACTTTACGTTGTCCTTTATGTGGTAATGATTTTGATTCTAAATGTGATATTGATAAGAAAATTCCTATTATGATTTGTACTAATTCATCTTGTAAGAGACATAAATTAGAAGTAGATAGGGAGACAGTTAAAACTGAAAATATCATGACGGTATTATTAGGAGAACCAATGGACACTTCACTTCACAGTTCTCCAGTCACATTAGAAGGTGTTGTTACAGGTGATATGATTCGTGAGATATTTATAGGTCAGCGAAAAAGAATCACAGGTATTTATCGTTCGGTCTTTGACCTTAAAGAAAACATACATAATTTAATCATAGATGTTATCGCATCTGAAGATTTAGATGAGTCAAAAGAATTAGAATTATCTGAAGATGATTTGAAAAAGTTTAAAGAGGATAGTAAAGATGCAGAACAATTCAAAAAGGATTTAGTTAGTAGTTTTGCTCCACACATATACGGTATGAATATTATTAAAGAGTCAATCATTTTACAATTGGCAAAAGGTGGAAACAGTTTAAGAAGAGGGGATAGTCACATACTTCTTGTTGGAGATCCATCAGTTGCAAAGTCAGAGATACTTAAATTTGCAGAGAAGGTTACACCACGTTCAATGTATGTATCAGGTAAAGGTAGTTCTACTGTAGGATTAACAATAGGTATAGTCAAAGAAGATAACGGTAAATTATATGCCAAAGCTGGAGCCTGTCCACAATGTAATAAAGGATTTTGTTTTATAGATGAGGCAGGGCATATGAAAGAACAAGATCAATCAGGACTTAACGAAGTGATGGAACAACAACAATGTAGTATAGCAAAGGCAGGGTTTAGGATAACACTTGAGGCAAAAACCACAATACTCGCAGCAGCCAATCCAAAGTTTGGTAAGTATGATCCTGATGAATCTTTAGCAACCAACATAAATATGCCAACCCCATTACTGTCAAGATTTGATTTGATATGGTTAATCAAGGATGAGATAGAACAGTTCACTGATAATAAGAAAGCAGAACATATACTCACATCATATATTAACCCAGACAAAACCACCTCCTGTTATATGACTAAAGAACAACTCACTGCTTACATAAATCATATTAGAAAATTAAATCCAAAGATGATTGATGTCACAAAGAATAAAATTTTACATATGTATGAAACAATGAGAGGAATGTCAAAGAATAGTGATTCAATTGCTATAGGAACTAGACAGTTAGAGGCAATAGTTAGATTAAGCACAGCCCACGCAAAGATGTTTTTTAGAGATGAAGTATTAATTGAAGATGTGCTAGCAGTTGAGAATATTATAAAAGAAATGTATGCTAATTTTGATATTAATTTAGATACCTCAAAGAAATTTGATCAAAGTAAACTTACAGGTGCTACCAAGTCAGAATCTAAAGAACAGAAAGCTTATAGGGTATGGAAATCATTAGAAAATGAGAATGGACGAGTTAAAGAATCACATTTTTACAAACTTATGGAGATGGAAGATAACATGTCTGAAGAAGATGCAAGAAAAATATTTGCTAGATGGGAACAGAATTGTATTATCAAAAAAGTCGATGGAAATTGGTACACAAAAACTAAAGGATAGATTTATATGGCAGTGAAGAAAAAGAAGGATGTGTCAGAAGTAGAAGTTGATCCAGATTTTGAAGCAGCAAAAATAGGTGATGCAGATAATGATTTTTCACAAAATCCAGAGAGGCAAACAGAAGTACCTGAATTAGATTTAAGTGTTACACAATTAGAAGGTGTTGGAGCTCAGACTGAGAAGAAATTAACTTCATTTGGTGTTAATTCTTTATATGATATATGTATAAGAGGAGCAAAAGAAGTAGAAGAAATAACAGGGGTTGCAAAATCAAAAGCAATACAATGGGTGTTTGAATCTCAAAAAATACTTGAAAATAATAATTTAATTAGAAGGTCTGATATGACAACCATAGAACTGTTAAAGTATCAAGAAAACCTACCTAAACTAGGAACAAAAACATCTGTAGAGGTAGATAATCTATTTGGTGGTGGTCTTATACCTGAATGTACCTATGAAGTATATGGTGCTTTCGGTTCAGGAAAAACACAGTTCTGTAACTCACTAACAGTTGAAGCTATTCATGATGAACAAAATGTAATATGGATTGACTGTGAAGATACTTTTAGACCAAGAAGAGTAATAGAAATACTTATGGCTAGAGGTTACATTGAAGATAAGTCTGAGGCAACTAAGTTCCTTGAGAGAATTTCATATATTTATACACCAAACACAGAACAACTAATGGGTACTATTAATGCTCTATCAGACAGTATACAGAAGGTAAAACCTAGAATTATAATATTAGATGGTGCTATAGGTCAATTCAGAGAGGAGTATTTAGGCAGGGGTACCTTATCAGAAAGACAAAATCAAATTGCACGATTAATGACACACCTGAAAAACATATCATTTTACTTTAATTGCACAGTATTATTTACCAACCAAGTACAAAGTGACCCTGCTATCATGTTTGGTGATCCTATAAAACCTATAGGTGGTAATGTAGTAGGACATGCATCAACATATAGAGTATACTTTAAGAAATCAGGTAAAAAAAGGATAGCTAGAATGGTAGATTCACCTGAACACGCACAGATTGATGCTGAGTTTGCTTTAACAGCAAAAGGTATTGAAGACATAGAATAGTTTATATTAACGTTGTATTTTTAATCTTTATGGTAAGGCTAGATTCATATTATAAGGTTTGTGATAACACTAGACTCGAAAACATGACATGGTTGTCTTGTACCAGCATTGATGCCTTGCCAATTTAATTATGAACCCTAGACAAAGGATGCGATTTTCAAATAGGAAAGCTGTTCTATGGTTATTAGAAAATGATTATGATGATATCTGGTTAAAAGCACATGGTAGAAGACATGATTTAGTATATACTAGGGGTGAATGGTATCGAGCATTGGATTTATGGAATCTTTTTGATGGCATCTGTTTCAATGATGAGGGTGTAGTCGTATTTTTACAAATAAAAACTAATGCATGGGCATCTGAAAAAGAAATAAAAGATTGGCTTATAGACAGAAAGGATTTAATAGTGTTAATAATCAACGTAAAGGGTAAGGGTAAAAAATGGGAGGTAAGAGTGAGAAAATATGAAAGTAAATGAAAAAGGTGAGTTCATAGGAGATGGAGAAGAGGTAGCATTAGAAATACTTCGAGATATTTTTGGTGAAGAGGCAGAATACTCTACACAGGTAAAATTTACATCACTATTAGAACCTGAATGGCTAGATACAGTATCAGAAAGACAAGAAAAAGAGACATTAGACATAGTTATATCACAAAACAATAGAACAATAGTATTTAGGGTTCAAGACGACCATCATAAAGGTTTTCATACGCAACAGCGTGACTTAGTGCAAAAAAAGACGTTAGAATGGAATAATTGTATTGTAATTGACTTATGGAAGGACGAATGTCCTATTTTGTTTAAAAATATGAAAAATGAAGACTCATTTTCGGAAATAAAGAGTGTTCTTTCTCTTGAAAAAAACATTTAAAATTAAAATTTTTAGTGTACAGATTATTTGTAGATATTAGACGTTTCTGTAACTGACTCATCTTTTAGATACATGAGAAATGCTTGTAATTTATTCTCGTCAATTTTTTCCTTCAACATCATCATAATAATCCGAATTTCAAGGAAGATTAATTCATCTTTAGTAATGGCTTCAGTTAACACTTTATCTAACTCGTCATAGACTTTATTGATTATACTCCACCTAGGCTCTTTTACTTCAGGCTCTTCTGACATACTTCCTGACCCTTGCTGTTATTAATAAAGTTATACTTATAATAGGTATCAATTCGAGTAGGTCAATACCATATAACAAGAAATCCAACACTATATTTTTACCGAATAAATAGGTATGGTTATGGTCTCCAAAAAAGCATTCGGCTGCAGTTATTGTATGTGGTATTTGGAGGTATAATATGATGGCAGAGGCTAAAAGGCTCTTTGTCATATGCCTCTCATACCAATCTAGGAACCTACCTAACACCCTCATACTATAACAGTAAATCTTATTTAGTTATAAATCCAACGAAAATTAGCTATGCCTCTCAAAATGGATTTAAGGGTAAATGGGTATGATGATGATAATAGAGGAATCTATTATTCTGAGACTGGAAGGTGCCTTATATTCTTAACCAACCATGAGTCAATTGAGGATATCTTTAAGACAATATCACATGAGGTTATCCACTACTGTTTAGATGAATCCAATGAAAATGAGAACATGGATGAAGATATGGAAGAACGTTTAATATTTTGTATGCAATGGGCAGAGCATTCACTTACCTAGAATCTTAATAGAGAGTAACTCCTTATAACATAAAGAACAATATTTACAACCACTAGCACTTATTGATTGTTTTCTACATAATTTACATGGTATGTTTACATTTACATCTACATGGTCAGACCAAGGAAGTTTTTTATCTTTCATCTCACTTACCTAAATACGAGTATATCTTAGGAAGTTCATAATCATCTTTCTTTAGTTTCTCAATAACTTTTTGAGTTCTTTTTTCTACACCTTTCTTATATTGTAACCACACTTTTAATGGTACTCGGACTGTCTTTAATTTTTTATCCAGCCTATGATTATATATATTTCTACATTCAACACTACAATATCTTCTAATCAATGTGTTTGGTTTGAATGATTCACCACATAACTTACATTTTTTAATTACTAATGGATGCCTCTGTCTATTTAGTTTAACCCAATAACCAGTCTTTTTTCTATACTCATCCATACATGTTCTGTTACAGAATTTCTTACCACATCCTTTCAGTGGTGGCATCATTTCTCTGTTACAGTTTAAACAATTCTCTTCATTCTTTAGTTTCATTTTTTTCATTCTCCATCAGTTCATTCACTCTAATAAAACACTCCTCACATAAAGAAAGTTTATCAAATTCTTTCTCTTCACCTGTATCTTTTAAACATATGTGGCACATAAAAAAAAATATTTTTTCCGTAATTTAAATGTTATTCTCACGATAAAATTCTTTAGAAAGTAGAAGTTCCTCCTCTACATCCTTAAAAAGAATATCTACGTCATCTTGTTCGAGTTTTCTACATCTACCTTGGATTAATGTGTTAACAAATACTTCCATTACACCATGAGCTTCGTTAAGATTATCGAGAAATCCCCTAGAAGCCATTAATTTCATTGTATGTAAGATAAATCTTTCTCTATCTGTCAGTGTCATACGATTTTTCAAAACACTACGTAATATAAGTCTTACTTATTCTTTGATGGGAATCTATAGTCGGAATCAGTAGCACCTTTAAACTGACGTGGTGTTCCACTAAAAGTTCCATATCCAAATTCATTTGCTATTGCTCTACTTCGTTTAGGGTTTTCACTAAAAGGTTCATGTTTTCTTGCTACTAATTTTTCTGCAACCTGTAAATGAATCATACATGACACGTAGTCTAAACAATTCCTACATATAGTCACAGCACATCTACCATGTTCTTTTATCTCATTTTTTTCAAACTGTATGTAGTAACTTCTATGTTCTTGTGATTTATGATTCGATAATGCTTGACTCCAATATTTTCTTACGTCATTTATTGAGACTGGAAAGTATGTCTCTTCAGGATTTTCACCTGTAACATCAACAGATGGACATGTCACATATGGTACTAATGGAAATCTTATATCGTATGATATAACAGTACCAGCTACTTGTCTAGCTTGTGCAGATAAAATATTACACATCTCATTAAACAGATTACTTCTAACAGGAGCATTTGAAACACCGTAGCTTGTTAATGGAGGAGTAAATTCATGACTAACAAACACATCACCACTAGTAAATCTTCTGCCTCTATAGAAACTAATTTTGTTTGTTTCTCCGACCATAATACCTACAAGAGGTCTTAATTTTCCAGCACCTTGTTGTTGGGTACACGAGTCACCAAGAGTTGATTTAAACTCATCTTGTTCTAACTCTCTGCTAAATTCTAATACCCATGGCTCGTTTAATAATCCACCATTCACTGGCATAATTCCCACACTACCTTACCTAATATAACGTTATCACTAGCACGTTTTACATGTGGCTCATGCCACCTTTCATGTCTTTCAATACCCTCAAGATTTGAATTGTTTGTTTCCCATCCACATAAATTACACATAACTTTCATTGAAAACTCTCCCAATTTGCCTGATTAGTATTAGGGTTAAAGGTTAGTCGCATCCATATATTCTCTATTCCATAACCTGTACCTAATAGTTCATTTAATTCATCTTTGTGTGATGTTTCATGATGTCCAATACCCATATGATTTGAATTGTTTGTTTCCCAATCACATAATTTACATCTAATCAGAACTTTCATACTGAATAACCTCTCTCTTTATAGCAATGTTTACAGTGTTGTCCAGCATTACCATCCTGTGAATTATTACGAACAGGTAAGTTATCTACCCACTCATGTTCACATTCAGTCATTTGTTTAACACCTTTTTCACAAAACGTGGGTCTGCCATAGCTGGGTGGTAATAATTACCACATTTCACACAGTAATGGTCATCATCATACGTTATAACATCTTTCAATGCAGGGGTTCTCTCCTTACAATCGCATGGAAAACCACCACCTTGTATAGCATAGAGATACTCATCTATTGTCATTCCCTCTGAATCTGCTAGGTTCTTGATTGCATCATGTACTTGTTTAATCAATTTAATTCACCTGTTCGAGTATAACTTGCATTAACCTTATGTTTGGGTCACACTTACATAATTTCTTCGATTCACCACATCTAAGGCAGATTTGAATTTTACCTCTCATTTCAATTTCTCCTCACATTTATGTATCTTATAATCATCTCCTACTACTTCTTCTTGACAAGTAGAACAATACAATCTGATTTCAGCTTCAAATCCTTTCGGTATTTCTATATCAATTTTCATTTCGATTCCTCCTCATCTATATCTTCTTGTGATTTGCCACAAGACACACAAAACAGAACACCATCTGTATCTAACCCATCAGACATAATATGAATTCCTTTCATTTCGATTCCTCCTTATATGCTAAATCCTGCACCTTATCTATGATTTCACCTATTTCATATTCAAGTTTAGGTCTTGATTTTTTCCATAGTTTTATCAACATCTTAGTTAGTTCACTATATTCATCAAGTGGTATAGTTACGTGTGTTGGATATGACTTACCCATGATTATTTCTTTACCTGAAAGACGTGAATATCCATGACTCATTTCGATTTCTCCTTCAATCCAAATATATTACTGCACAATAGTGTTTTGGCTGGTTTACCAAATATGTGTTTACCACCACTACTAATCAATTTTGTATTCCATTTACTTTTGGTCAGTATTTTTCTACACTCATGCTCATCAGCATTGGAAGTAATCATCCAATCACCCTTCATTGTCTCGGTCATCTCTAACAACTTCTCGTAGTAATCATATACCTTTCTATCCATCCTAAAGAAGTCATTGTATGTGTATATATTATGTCTCCAAGGTGGGTCAATAAAGAAGAATGTCTTATCACTATCATATTTGTTAATTGTATCTTCAAATGACATATTCTCTACTATTGCAATAGGAAATACCTTCTTACAGTACTCGTTAGAGTGTGGTGACAAATCATTCAACACAATAGTATTAGTAGAAAAGGTACACATATCAAAACCCATTTCCTTACAGGTTCTTGCCATTCCAGCGAAAGGTTCTACGTATGTTGTCCATCCTCTAGGAAACTCATCTACTATTTGTTTTGCTGTGAATTTTAGACCAGCTACACCACCTAATAGTTTCTTTCCCCATACACTTTTTTGTGGGTCGTTAGTGTCACCAGCACCAAACTGGTTTCTCCATTTGGTCATTGTTTATCTACCTCCTCTTTTTTATAATCAATTAGCTTCTGGTTTAGAAAACATGAATGGCATAAATATACAGTATGTATACCCTCTTTTTTATTAGGGTAAGTTATAAGACATTTTAATTTATGCTCTACTAATTTATTACATCCAACTGCATTACATATTGTGTGTTGTTCTCTCTTCATTTCATTATATCTTTCTTGTAAATTCATGTCTTTATAGATTATAGTTTATCCCCTTACACTCCTTATCATATTTTTTAGGTATTATATACTTTCGTGGAGTGGGTGTATTTTTAGGCATTTTCTTATATATTTTCAGTACCGTTGTAGCTCCCCCTGTTATTCTTGATATGTTTATAAATCTACGACACTCTTTATCATTTGCATTCTTAAACTCTACGTCTATTCTATAACCTTCTGTTCTCAAATGTTTTGGTAATCTAGACAACCATCTCAATTTACATTCATATACGTCGTATAATGCTAATGGTATTCCTAATGAATAATTACACTTACAATACCAACTGATATACGCCAGTCTATATTCCATTTCGTTCATTTTAATGGTAGACATAATGAATCATCTCCTCGTTGTTATCCCAACATTTTCTACAATCACCACATTTACCATCATTTTTGAATGCAGGACAAATGTTTGACCTATCTAGGTAATCCAGTTTTACAATTTCTTTTTGTTTCTTAGACATCTTAAGAACAGCACTACCAGTACATCTCATTTTTCTTAACTTCACACTTCCTAATGGATGTTGAACATGAATGATATTTCTTACCATTGGTGCTGAAAATCTAATACATAAATTAAAAGGTATTTCATGACCTCTTTTTAGATAATCTTCAACAATTTGTACCTCTAATGTAGGCAACCAGTGGTTTACTTCTGGTGTTAGTCTTGCTACTTCTACTATCTTTTTCAAATGCCAAATACCTTGTAAATCTCCAGAATCATGCCATCTAAAAAATCTATTACTCTCACTTTTTATTAGATATGCCATTGCTTCTACCCATCGTGGCTGGATTAGTGTTGCTATACGTTCCTGTTGTTTTTCTATAACATTTGGAAATCTTCTATATCTATACGTATAACAATGCTCACAAACAGAACCTTTTACTTTTCTTAATTGACCACCTATAAGACACATAGAAGAAGGAATACTATATGATTTACATGGCATCTTCGTCGTAGTGGTTAAACCTCCAGTTAATTTTTGAGCTAGCTCGTACGTCATTGGAGTAGATGTCTTTTTTGGTCTTTTAATTGGTGTACAATTAAGAGAGGAATTACTCGACAAGAGGTTTGTTGTCTCCCTTCTCGTCGTAGAACTTTTTGGATTCACCACGTTTGTATTGGATGAACGGTGACCACGTAGAGTCATGGATTTTTTTATGACATTCGTAGTGGACATGAGCTATAATCTCTGGGTAATACGATACGTGATGCTTGATTAGTTTGTATTCGTCTGGTGGTTTACCACACACGATACAAAAAGAAGGGGAGTTAAGAAGTGTTCTGTTCACTTCTCTTCTTCTCCATACCTGTGTAGTTACTCATGATGAACTGTTGAATACCATCTTCTTTCAACTGTTCTAACTCTTCCTTATGTTCTTTGGATAGTCTAGCTGTTGGGCATTTCACTACATCACAACCTAACCACTTGAGTTGAGTGTTTATCTTCGTACGTATAGTTGCTGCCGATGTGTATCGTAGTTGTGCTGTCATACTTCTCCAGAATCTTGCTAGTCTGTCAGTTTGGTAGTAACCTAACTCACTACCATGTTGTGCCTCAAACTCTTTCTTATACTCCTCGTTGATTTCCAACAACACAAGATTGTTTGTTTCCAACCAATCACGTAGTTGGTCTTTCAACAATGTCTCTCTGAATTTTCTATCTATTGAATTCTTTAATGATTCAACACCTGTCATTATACGTTCAACCTCTTGGTCATCACATATCTTGACAACACATTCAGAACCAACCAGTAGTCGTTCACCTAACTCATTGTTGATGAAGTACTGGTATTTCAAATGCTTGTGACCACAACACTCACAGTCTTTACTAGACTTTCTATCTAACTTCATGTTCTCTAACAACCATGTACCTGATAGTCTTACACCAGCTACTCGTGTTGCATATGGTTTCACTATTCTTTCTCCACCTACATTCATAGAGTGAACCTCTCCTTGTTGTAGTTTCAATGTTTTAAACAGATCACGATAATAATTATTCATGTCTATCTTCTCTTCATTGTATCTATTACTTGTTGTCTGAATTTCTTCAACACTATACCTTCAGCTTGTTGTGCGTTTTTGACATATACTATGTTCTTCTTGAATACTTCTGTCAATTGTCTTCGTCCTAGACCAGAAGTTGATATACCTAATGCAAATGAGTTCTTGCATAATCTATTCAGTTTGGTAAACTCTTTTCTTGCCATTCTCACTAGGATTTTATCATCTATTGCAGCCCTACTAACAGGGTCAAAGTATTGTGGATGTCCATCAGTTAACATGATGAATAGTTTCTTACCATTACCACTGTTTGTTATCTCTTGTCTTGCATATCTTAGTGCTTCATGTGTTGGTGTGTATACGTAGTGACTGTCTATACCAATATGTCTACACTCGGATAGTTTTCTGATAGGTGTTATACATACATCTCCATCTCTACCTGCTGACCATACATTTGCTATCAATTGTACGTGTGGTAATCCTTCTATTGATTTGAACATTGTTGCAATCATTCTTCTACAGATATTTATACGGTCATCATATCTCATAGAACCTGAACCATCTATAGATACTATTACTTTGAGACCACGTTGAGGTTCTTCACCTATCATAAACTCACCATAACCTCGTTGTTTTCTTGCTATGTATGATTCAGTATCTACTTCCATGCCATTCTCTGTTACTTTTGTAACTCTACTTGCAACAATCTTGTCGAATGTTTTCTTTAGATATCTTGTAGCTGTTGCATTAAGGTCGGTTATCTCACCCACTTCTCTGTTCTGGTAATTACTATCTACTAGGATATGTGCTGGTTTCTCTGGTTCTTCTAGTTCTTGTAGTTTTGATAGTATGTTGCTTATCTCTCTACGTGCTGTTGCCTTGCTCTTCTCATTAGTTAGTCCACCAGCTTTTAGTTTTTCCATTACCTCTTCCAGTTCTGCTTTATTCTCATGTGAACAAGCCTCATGATTACCAGTTGGATTCTTAGCAAATTCACTATTACCTTTCTCAATCATAGTGTTAGCTGAACCATTTAGTTCTGATCTTATTCTTTCTCTTGCACTTCCATGTTCTGTTTCTTTCCTCTCTAATTCTTCCACTCTTTTTCTTTTGGTCTCCCATTCTTTATTGGTGGTAGACATTTCTCTCTTCATCTTGTTCACACTTCTAGTTAGTTGTTGCTCACGTTTCTTTGCCTGTTCCATTTGTTTCTTGTCCATACCTTGAAGTTTCTCTATTGCTTTGAACTTATTAATCCTTGACTCCACCTCTACGACTGCTTTGTCTGGTGCTTGTTTTATCTCTTGTTTTAGTTTTTGCAATTCCTCTTGTTCGTTCTTTCCAAATCCACCATTGGCTATTGCATTATAGTTGTCCATTACTTTCTTCATGTTTTCTTTCAGTTGTTTTTCAATCCACTCGTCAATGTCTTTACGTAGTTTGTGAACCTCAATGATTGCTCCAAACTTATCTGTGTATTCTACATTCTTTATTGCATCATGGTACACATGTTCTACGTCAAACATTGATGGATGAGTGAATCTAACTGCAAGTAGTTTATCAACTGGTGATTCAAATGTTTGACAAGTAGAGGCAAGGTTCTGCCTTAACTCTTTAAACATTCCCTTAGTTGACAACCATACTCTGCTAGTTAATGATTCAATCCTCTGGTCTTCTAACACATTAAAGACTGTCATGTATGTACTACGTGCAAATCCTTTATGTGATTCAAGTAATCTATTGAACCTCTCGAATAGTATTGGGTCAGGCAAAATCTCTCTACCTTTCTTGTCCTTGAATACTATCTGTTCTTTACCATCAACGACAGCTAACATACCTAACTCTTTCCATCTCTTTACTACGTAACTATTACCATAGTCTCTACAGATTGTCATACCATTAGATACAAAACTCTCCCACAATGCATGTCCTTGCTCGTGGTAGTAAGCTGATTTCATATCAACTTCTTTAAGAGGTGGGTCAGTTAGATTGATAACGTATTCAATCTTAGCCTTCTCAGTTGCAAACTCTCCTTGACCATTGTTATGTATAGAATTTGGTTCTCTAGTATATGTGATTGCTATCTTCTTACCAGTTATCTTCTCAACAATATGTTTTCTCTTCTCGTAGTAATCTTTGTCTGTGAAGTATTCAGAAAAAGGAACGAAGAAGGGATTAGGTGTTGCCTCCTCCCATTCTCCTTTAGATATATTGTATATCCATTTCATTTCTTAGTACCTCCTAGTTCTCTGACCAATCAAACGTGTCGTTGATTGATTGTTGTATGAGTTCACGTTCTGTTGAATCACTGTACCTGATTAGTACTGTCTTATCTAATGTCTTACGCAACACAGTTAATGCATCTGCATTTTGTTTTGGGTCATTAAATATACGGTACACTTCACAGAAGTCTTTGAGGTCTCTCACTGTCAAGACATACTCTACGTCACCCTTGGTTCTATAGTTGTATGTGTCTGTTGCTAGTTGCGTGATTCCTTGTTTAGCATCGTCTGGTACTCCAGTCCAATCAACAATCTGTTCTAGATGTTCTTGTGATGGGTAATCCCAGATGTCTCCAACAAATCTACTTCTCAAATCCTCGTTCAATTCTTGGACACCTGAATAAGTAGATGGGTTTTGTGTTGCCACAACAATTAGTCTTGCATCTCCTACTCTAAACATATGACCATTAGCTGACAAACATCTACGTGCATCAAGTAATGAGTTCAACATCTTCTGTAGTTCTGGTTCTAATGCATTCAACTCATCTAGATATAGTACTGCAACACCATCTCTTAATGCAGATTGAATTGCCTCTATTAAAATACCAGCAACGAAGATTGATATCTCTTTACCATTCTCATCAACACTTAGTTGGTATCTACCTCGTAGGTCTCCCTCTCTTAAACCACTACTACATGAGATTGATATGATATTACATTTACCATAAGTTTCTTTCAATAGAGTAGCTAGTTCATAAGCAAGAGTTGTTTTACCTGTACCTTTTCCAGCCTCGATTAGAATGTTAGGTATCTCTTTGTTCTGTGCAATGTCTAATATATCTTGCAACTCACTCTTGGTCTCAACGTACTCACCTAATCTAACAGGTTCGTATTGGTCAAACGCAATAGGAGCGAAAGGTATCTTAGTAGTTAGTTCTTCGACAGGTTGGTACTTTGCCATTGTTGGTTTGGTTGCCTTCTTTACTACGTTAGGTGATTGTTTCATAAGTTTATCTAGTAAGTCTAGGAACTCATCGTTTCTTACAATCTCTACGTAATTCTTCTTAGTAACAGAGTTTTGTGCAAGGTCTCGTGCCTTGTTAGTTAGTTGTTCTTTAATATCTTCTCGGTTCATTTTACTCACCGAATATAATTAGTTAGGTTATACTATTCAGTAAGCCACCACTCCTCTCGTATCATTTGTATGTGCAATTGTTTTTGCCATGCCCAGAATTATATAGGTTGCCCAATATAAATGTTGGTGTTGTATTAGATATTACATCTAACTCTTATCTACCTTACATTCTTTAATGTATTCTTCGAGTTGTTTGTCGGTCATCTTATGTTTCTTACGTATCTCTACTTCTTCAGGTGTAAGTACAAGCTTTGGCTCTACATATTTCGGCATCTTATCTACCTTCTTTACTGTAGGTTTCTTCTTCACATTAGCATCGAAAGCTATAATGTTTTGGCATTTGTCACAATAAAAGATATTGATACGTAGTGGTGTTGATAACTCAGCTACAACAGTAGTAGTGCCAAGGTATCTAAACTTACTACCACAGAATGAACAGGGCATTGTTAACTACCGTCGTAGTGGTGGGTCTTACAGTATATCATGAAAGCTTCGTACTCTCCACAACGAGGACAGATTGGTGAACCATCCTCTCTAGATTGTGCTGGTCTTTCTGTGTATGTCTCGTGACATTTATAACACTTGTTCATCACTCTTCATCCTCCCATCGTGTCTTTCTTACTAACTCGTCAGTCATTTGTTGAGCAAGTCTCCTCATCTGTGCCTCTTTCGCTGGTGATAGTTTGGGTAGTATCTTATCCATTGCCTCAATGTCTATGAGTTTCTCGATAAAATCTGGGTACTTCAATGCTACCATACCTAAGATGTTCTTCTTCATCATCATTACATTATCTATGTCCATTACGTGTAGTAATTCCTTAACATATTTAATACTAACATTGATTTCTTTGTGCGTCTTAACTAACACATGCTTTAGGAACTGGTCGAACTCTTCCTTATCAGTGTTACCTTGCATTTGCCACAAGTCACGTAGTAAATCTGTGTATGCAAATATCATTCCAGATTCTACGATGTCTTCGACACCTCTGAATTGTTCTGTCATAGTATATCGTGTAGATATTATAGTATATTAACCTAATCTATAGACTACCACCATTCTCCTTTAAGGAACGTGATACATTGTATGCATTCATCCTTTCTGCCTACTACTGTAGCTACAGGGATTAGTACGTTAATCAAAAAAGGAAGGAAGGTGTTTCCACCCTCCAATTCTAACAAGAGATACCCTCCTCGTAGTTAACCCAACCAAACTTGCACCTCTTACAATACCAGTGGTTTGTCTTATCTACTTCGAGCATTTTATCGTACTCTTTATCCTCACGAGTAATGATTCTCTTTACTCCTTTGGTACAGTCACCGAATCCACACCCTATACTATGTGTAGAGATTGACAAATTCTCTACGAGTCTGGATTTAAACTCTTGAATCTCTTCCTTAAGAGATGAGGCAAGAGACCATTTGTTGTTCTCGTCTACTAGATACAAGAAGTCTATCTCTTGAATCTTTTCCATGTCTATCTCTTCCAGTTCAGGAAGACCCATAGATAGTAGTGGGTTTCGTACACGATACTCATTGAATGCTCGTATCTCCTTGTTGATTTTGAGCAACTCTTCCTTACGAGCATAGACTATTTGCTGGGAGTAATCAGATACTAACACTGATTCTAAGAACTTATGTACTCTACTCTCTAGTCTATAAAGACGTAGTAGTCGAGTCTTATTCTTGGTCACAAACTTTATGCTGTGTAAGTCTGGGATTCCCATTAACTTACGAGCTAGTTCTCGTGCCTCCTTCACTTGTCTATACTTCGTAGAACTAGAGACCTCTTTACGTATATCCTCTAGGGTTGAGGTAGGTTCTCCTACAAAGTCACTCTTCACACGTTTCTTGTTTTTCATGTGTTTCCTCCTAGTTTATTCAACTAGTTGAGGCACATTAGTACGTATTAGTGTTGGTTTCACACCCATTCTAGCTAGCTTTCCTATCACTAGTGGGTCACTAATAGTAAACGTTTTAGTGTTTCTATCATATCTTAAGAGTCTGGTTGCCCTTAGTATCGCATAATCAGAGGTGGTCAATCCTCTAACTCTTACGAACCAGTCTCTTTGTGGCATGACTATACTAATAGTACATTTACCACTCTTAGTACCGTCTAGAAGTACCTCAAACATCCCTCTAGCTATAGTACTAACTCTGTAAGACCATTTCGGATTCTTGGTTTTTGCCATGGTGGGTCTATGTGAGGTGGTAATATAAATGTTGGTGTTCTCCTATTAGTTACGGTATACATATCATATAATAATAATAGTAATAGACATAGTAATAGTAGTAGTAGTAGTTATTCGTTAGAGTAATTGGCATAGATTCGAGTGTTTTGATTCGTAGTATACTATCGAAATACGTGACGACGTAGGCGTAATATAAGTCTATCGATTTATCGTAGATACAACTACGGTCGACGTGTATAGTATTAGTTCCTTATACCATCAATATACGAATCGTATAGTAATAGTAATAGCATAACGAACAGTATACGTAGTAGTCTATCGAACGACTATCGAGTAGTATCGAACGATATCGACGACGATCGAATGGTGTAGGTGCCACACGACGTTCTATCGAACGATAGACGAACGTTTATATAGGGTATCGTCGTACTATCGATCGACTACGATCGTTCTACGATCGACGTTTATTTTTTATTTTTTTATTCGTTCGACGATCGATCGACGTGTACAAAAAATTATTTTTTTTACGACGATCGACGTGTACAGATTCACCATTAATACACGACGACGAGTCGATATAGGGATATAACACAATGTCCAATCTGTCGTGCCAGTCATGACAAATCAGACAATACCATGATATATATATGATGAAGATCGATAATCGATTAATGACAGATGTTAAGACAATCGCCAAAAAGTTAGAGAATCTATCAAGCGATGTAGAATCACACGATTCAAACATTATCGCAGATTTGAATAACTTGAAAGGTGAAGTTTTGAACCTTCAGACATCGACCACAAAATCGAAAGGTAAATCGATTAAAGTCGATGCCAAGAATCTTGAGTCCATCGTGGAATTCATGAGAGACGAAGGTATCATTGAGAGAAAACAACTCAATTCAAAACACCCAGAGACCGACGTGATAGACCGAGAGCAATTAGTCGCATTCTTACGAAAAGCAACTAAAGACGACTGGCAATGTTCACGTATCGGTACGATGTTTGTAGCTGAATAAATCGTCGTCGATTTACGAAACTCAAACAATCTTCTCTTTTTTTTATTTTTTTCAAATTTTAAAACAATTCCACGAAAGTACGGTACTTTACGGTACTCCGCTGGTGCGTAGAGAGAAAATCCTATTTTTAAACATTTATATACATACAAATCGGTGGCAAGGTATAAATTAGAAATTCATCCATTTTGATAGTTTCTCAACTTGTTTCTGTAAGGTCTTTATCTCAACCTTAAAATTTCCAGATATAGTAAAGTGAGGTATTAAACTTTGTAATTGATGAATACGTTTTTTAAATTCTTTAATCTCATTAGCATTTATCTTTTTCATCTTTTATATTATCAGGTGGAGGACAATATAAATTATTCTCACAGTAAGGACATCCAAACATCTGATACATCTCAAAGTCTCTTTTGGACTTTAACCGTTTATTGGCATAACACGTCATTTCAAATCATCCACTATAGGTTCTAATAACCTTACATAAGCCATTATCTTATATTCGGAACAACCACTAGCCTCACTCAACACACGGTATGATATACCAGTATTACCATACTTCTTAGTACCATCTTTTCGTTTCGTCATTTCTGATCCTCAATCCTATCTTCAGTATGGGCTTTGTAAGGGGAGAGACCATTTGAAACCATAGTACCTTGAATACGGAACAGACACCTACCTAACCCTCTCTTAGAGTGATCCTTGATTAACTCATTACAGGCAACACACATAATATTCTCCACGTCCTTATTGGTTATCGCCACGGTAAGTCTCCCCTCTTTTCACCTTTTACCATATTATCGTGCATCTCCTCTATTAACTGTATAATCATAGATTCTATCATCTTCTTCTGTTCATCAGGAAGCCACTTCTCCTTTAGAAGATTGAGAAGGTCACTAATTGGATCTGCTGCCATGTCTCCTTCCTTCTTTAACCTTAACAACCCAATCCCAATTCTCTTCCATAGACCATGGTATTATATTACCATTGGGATAGTCCAAAAGCCTAAAACCTGTGTTAAACATACTTGGTATGCATGACTCACACACATGTAATAGTTGACCATTTTTCATAAGTTGTAATAATCTCACATGAACTTGACTGTCGCACATCTCACACAGTTTCATTTCTCCCTCCCAAACGCATACTTTAAGAATTTGGCTGCACACTTGGTACAGGTATTCTTTCCATTATATTTACAAATGTCAGCCTTTTCAAAGGTTCTCCAACATGTTACGCATTTTATCTCCATTTCTGCATCTCCTCATAATTCATATGTGTTTGCTCCTTATATTCCTTTTCATCTTTGGTTACAAGATAGTCTTTCTTGACATCTGTGTATAGCCATATTAGAATTAGAGCAATTCCTACAGGCAATAAAAACCCTGTTGCCATGAATATTAATCCAAGTAATAATAATCCTGATTTCATCCTAACTTGGTTGGGTGATGTCCAGATATAAACGTATGCATTTTGGCATCTGATGATGATTCAAACATCAGGCTACATTTGTAACATTTGTATTTCCATTTGGTTCCGACAACTTTTTCCACGAAACGTTTACGAAGTCAACGTTTATAAATCTACCTCAACCAAAAAAACTCGTGCCTTCGGCACGACTATTCGTCTTTATCGATTTCGTCACGAAGTTCATGAAGACGGTCTTCGCACAGGAACGTGAGTTTCCAAAAGGTACGTCTATCTGTAAGTGGGATTTCCTCTGGTCGTTTATTACCCCATGCTTTTTCAAACCAACGTAGTAACGCACTAAAGTCTTCTGGTTCTAACTCTACCATATTTTTATACTAAATAGAACGGTTATAAAGTTGCCCTAGCTGGCTCGTTAAACCAGTCCTCCTTTACTACAGGTATGCAAACTCACACTACTAGGGTTAATCTTTATATAAGTAAAGGTAATTTATTTATTATGGCTAAAGATGAAAAAGTTGAACATAAACACGAAGATGGTACCAAACATTCTCATGTAGGTGGAGATAAGGAACATACCCACACAAAGTCGTCTAGTTGTGACTGTGCAAGAATGAATGGTTCGAGAAACCCATTTTGTAAAGTTCATGGTGAAAAACAATACAAAAACTGACAAAATCTGACAAAGTTTATAAGTGAGAGTAATAACACGTTTATATGGGATTTATAGATAAATTTAAGAGTGTATTTAGAAACACTAATAAAAGTTATACAAATACCACATCAAGACCTAGTATAGCACAACCTTACATGAGTACCGATACTGGTGCTAAGTTACCTATATTTCCATTCCCATTAATTATGATTTATGAATTAGCAGATAATATTGATGCCATTAGAATACCTGTAGAAACACTTAACAGAGAAATGTTCAAAAATGGATTTGAAGTTGTTGAACGTTTTAAATACAGATGTGGTGATTGTGGAAAAGAGTTTGAATACAAACCGTTATCAACAGATACCCCAGACGACAGTCATGCCGAAGAGATACTTGCGAAAGAGGAAGGAAAAAAACAATTAATGCAGTGTGATACGTGTGGAAGTAACAAACTTGTAAGACCAGACCCACACAACCGAAAGGTACTACAAAAATTAATCGATAAACCGATTAACGGTAACAACCAAACCATAGAAGACGTTTCTAGACAATTAGAGAGAGATTTAGAGATAGCTGATAATGCATATATGCTTTTATTGAAAAATTACTATATTGACGATAGTACAGGTAAAATTGATCATGATAAGACTGAGATTAAGGAAGTTATTCGTATAGACCCACCACAAGTAGCAATGATAGCTGACAGTGATGGTAGAATTGGTTTTGATGATAAAAGAAATAAAATTTGGGTATGCCCACGTTTTGAACATCGAGATAGAAGATTACAAGAACCATTATGTGATAGATGTGGAGCTGAAGCTATTAAAGCAGTTCTTGAAGTTAACTCTGTATACTCTCTAGGTATTCCACAACCAAAAAGAGTTATTTATGGTGACGGAGAGGTTGTCTGGAAGGCTGGAAAGTATAAACCAGCTCTAATTTACGGTTACTCACCAATTTATTCAATTTGGTCAAAGGCAATGTCCTTATCACACATGGATGAATATGTTAGAAAATACTTTGATAAGATGAGACCACCAAGAGGTATGTTAGTTATTGCATCACGTAATTATGAAACGTTTAGAAAGTCATGGGATGCTTTAGAACAAAAAGCAACCGAAGACCCATACATGATACACCCATTACTTGTAGAACAGGAGAAAGGTGGTAAAAATCTTGCACAGTGGTTAGACTTTACTGGTTCATTAAAAGAATTAGAGTTTATAGCAGTAAGGCAAGAGTTAAGACAGATTATAGGAGCTATTTACGGTGTATTACCACTCTATTATGGTGAAATGCCTTCTGGTTGGTCACAAGAAGGTTTACAAGTTACAATTACAAATAGAGCAGTGAAATGGGGTCAAGATATTTTACTAAAGTCATTCTTTAGAAAATTATCTGAAATATTGGGTGTTGAGGATTGGGATATTAAACTTAAACAAGGAGAAGAGACAGATGAGTTAATGCAGTTACAAATTGAAGGTACGGAGATTGAAAATATGATGGCATTACAAGGAATGGGCTTTGAAGTATCAAGAACACACACAGGAGACTTTAAAGTTAGTAAAGACCCTGTATTACCATTGAAAGATATGTTATTGGGTGATGTTATGGCTAAAACAGGTAGAGGAAGAGGAACTGCAGCACCAGTAGAGGAAAGACAATCTATGCAAGGAGAACCAAAGAATAGAAGACCATCAGACATTGGTGGAATTGCACAAGGTTCACCATCAAGTGGTAAAGGCACAAGTATGAGTAAAAAGAGTTATCCTGATGGAATTACACCAGCCAACTTTGAAGTAGTAAAGAAAACATTACAACACGCAGTTGACTTTGGATGGAAGAAAACAAAAACCGTTGACAAGTTAAGAAAGGCTGGTATGACTGTAAGAGAGGCAAGAGATTTAGTTAAACAGGAGTTTGAGCAAGTAAGGAGGTGGGAAGATGGCAAAGAAAATTAAGAAAGATACTGTAGACACTGCTGGTAAAATTAGATTAGAATCAATTGCAGATGAAGTAGTAGATTCAATTAAAAAAAATAAACGTGTAGTTGTAGAGGATAAAGTTGAACCAAAAACAATAACCAATGTTTATAATCCTAACTTTAGTACTATTGATGATACAATAGAAGAGATAAAGAAGGAATCGAGAAAACAGGGTGTAAACCACTATTCTTGTAACAATATATACATTATACTACAGGATGCTTTGAAGAAAGTAAAATTGGCAGGTAAGTAATGGCAACTTCATTAAATAACAACTCTGGAGACAATGATTTTACCAAAAAACTCTGGAAAAATCATCAAGCCGATGAATATACCCATGTAGACCATTATAAAGAGGCTATATGTATAAACTGTTTCAAAAGGGATGTTGCTGCAGCCACGATAGCTACAATATGTGGTGATTGTGCTGGTAAGCGAGGAAGAGAACCATTATTGGCAAAAATGTCTGATAAAATGTATGGATTATGTTATTTCTGTGGAGAACATAAATTTCACATTGAGGAGATTAATGCAAGGTTCTGTAGGAGTTGTCATAGAAAAATAGCAAATGTCACTAAAGCATATAATAAGAAAGGTGGTATGTTTGGTGCTGACCCATTCTGGATTAAAATGAAAAAGAAATTAGGAAAAGATTGGTCTGTTTTAATGAACGACGGTTCACAGAATAAAAGATAGTTATTTTTTCTCTTTTAGAATAAAATTTACTCTATTTGCGTGTAAGTCAAAGAATTTGAAAGCCCATTCAATTGTTTGTTTTTTATTTGGAATATCACCATAATATCTCCCTACTGGTACTATTAACATTGGTTTACCTATTTTTTTAGGATAAAATTGTAATTGATTCTTTTTAGGGTCAAATTGAACTTTATCATATAACACAAGAATATGTTCGTCAGTTATGTAGTTTAAAATATTAGAATCTTGATAACAAGCTATAGAACGTGAAACATCAGGGTTTTTGAACAACGTTTCATTTTTTAATGATATTAATAATTTTTCTTCTTTTGGTTTGATATACATATCTGATACAAGTATGCATGATTCATTAACTTCTCTTTTCTCTTCAACCTTATCTTTATACCATTTTGCAAACTCATCTAAGTTTTCATAAACGTAAAAAGCTATTCCCATTATAATGGGAACTTAATCCTTATTAATAAGCGTTTGCATTTCATTTCATGAGTGAAAATGACAATTGTGACGAATGTAAAAGTAAAACGTATGGGTATTATGACCCAAACAATCCCTATATAACATTTTATATTTGTTATGTGTGTGGAAGATTTATTGGTGGTTCTTCATCTGTTAGTGATGAATTCGTTGAAATTATGGTAAGAGATCCGAATATAATTTTACAAATGATAGCAGACAAACGTTTGAAACCATTAATAGCTGAATAATTTAAATACATCCATTTCTACGTATTTATATGATTGAAATGCTTGATAGTCTATTTACAGAAATAGTACTAGCATTAATCCTAGGAATAGGAGGTACATTACTTGCATTTTTCAGAAAACTGAGTAATACCCAAAGTGATCTCTGTAAAAAAGTGGAGCAGTTACAGAGAGCCATGATTATTTTAGCAACTGCTCTAGATAGACAAACTAATAGAATTCATGACAAAGCTGACTCAAACATGGAAGATTTAGTCAGTAAGCTTATAAAAGATTGACACAAAGTTTATAAGAGTATTTGAAATCAAATTTTCATGGTAGATCCAGTATTAATAACTGTTGGCGCAGCAGTCGTTGGTGCAGGGTTAAACACACTAAGAGGTTACCTACATAGAGAAGATGAATCTTACTCGGCAAGGAAACTCGCAGGTGCTTTAATCATCTCTACATTTGCAGCAGTCGCAATAGCACAAACTATTGCAGTTGAAGGCATTGGAGAGGTTGGTTTAGCCTTAATAGGTTTGACCACTGGTTTCGCAGCAGACTTCGCTGTTTCCAAAGCAAAAAAAGAGTAAGAGGTATATTTTGGGCGAATAACCCACCCCTTTCCCCTTTTTCATGAATATTTATATATTAATAGGTAGACACTCATTCATGGATGAAGAATCAATATTACAGTTCTCCCAACTTATTACTAAGAGCTTGGAACCAGTTGACTCAGATCAACGGTTCTTTGAGGGCTATTTAACAGTCCAAGTCAAGGATAAGCAGGGAGAAGTTACAATTGTCGACGAATTATACAAAGTTTTACCTGTTTGGATGGCTAGAGGAGCACCAATCAGTGATACACACTCCAATAGGATAGTAGGTAAAGGTATCAACTTTGCAAAAGCTAATTACGAGAGTCCAGATGGTGATATATACCCAGCAATAAAAATCACTGGAATGATTCATAAGGACTATGAATTGGATAATGAGATATGGAGTAAAATTAAAACTGGTGAATATAAGGGATTATCATTTGGTGGAGCAACCAAAGCTGACAGAGAACCAATGAGAATGAAAGACGGTTCAATAGCATATGCATTATCAAAGTTAGAACATTATGAGGTAGCTGTTTGTAAGGAACCAGCAGTGCCACTAGCAGTTATCACAGACTACAACCAAGTTGCAAAAAGTTTTACAAACTCTGAGAAGAGAGATGACAAACTTGTTATTAGATGTAACAGTGTAGGTTGTTTTATAGAAAAGAATAACGGTTCAAATGGACAGGAAAAAGGAGTAAGTAGAGATGAAGAATCTATTAGCCATAGAAACCAAGATGAATCACTTGCAGCAAACAACCCTACTGCCGATGAAGAACAAGCAGAAGGTGTAGAGAAAGGAGAAAACATTACAAAGCCTATACCAGACGGTAAAGGTGGAAGTGGTAGTTTCCAACAATGTGTTAATAATAACAAAGATAAAGATAATCCAGAAGGATGGTGTGGAGCTATTCAACAAAAATTAGAAAAATCAGATGCACAAAAATACATAAATACAGTTGATATGTTCTTATCAAAAGAAGAGCAAAATATGATATGTCCAACTTGTAATAAACCTTTATCAGAACATGGTATTACAAAAGATTCACCATATGGAACTGATACATCAACTAACTTTTCACAAATGCCTGACAGTCCAAGAGTTTCAACTGAGAAGGAAGAGGTTGAAAAGAAAAATAAAAAAACAATTCAACAAGTAGAAAGTCAGTTAATTATTGACGGTAAGCATAAACCACAGAATATACATCATGGACAGAAGAAAGAGACCAGAATGTCTGATTTATATGAATCTGAAGCTAATGCAATCAAGTCTTCAGACAAATTGAAATCACAGTTTATTGCAGATGAAATAAAAACGATGCTAAGTAAAAAAAAAACTCGTCCAGAAACCCCAAATAAAGAAAACAAATATCAAACACATATAGACAAACCTATTCACTTTAACGCCTTAAAAGAAATAATAGAAGATAAAAAAAGAAAAAAGGAAGAAGAGGCGAAAAAGGGTAGACATGGTGCAGAATTTTATCTTCCTAAAAGAGGACATAAAGTAGAAGAACCAGAAGAAGATAAACCTAAAAAAGAAAAGAAGAAGACTAACGCATTAGGTAAATTATTATCACAGATGGGTAAAAGAAAAAGAGGTAAAAAAGATGTTTTATATGATGAAGAGAAGAAAGCAATTATAGATAATGCATTAAAATTTGTTAGAAAACCATCATCGCATTCACCTGTAGGAGCTGAAGGAAGAGCATCCGATGAAGGTAAAACACTTAAAGAAGTTCAAGCAGAAAGAGCTAAAAAAAGATTGAAAAATCCAAGATCTTATCAGTCTGAGAAAAGGATATTACCAACAGAAGCTGATTTAGATAAATTAATAGCCCAAATAAATGCAAGGAATAAAAAACCAAAACCAAAATTCGATGCATTGGAACTTTCATCAGTATTAAGTGGAAAGAAAGGAAAAAAGAAAATCAAATCTCTGGATGATATAATCAAGAGAAAAAGAAGTAGTCCATTCCAGAAGAACCCAACTAAACCTAAACCAAGGGGGGAAGGTTATTCAGCTAATAGTGCTATATTAGCAGAAAGTAAGTTACCTGATGGTATGACTCTAGCAGAATTTCAAACTGCAAGAAAACTAAGTAGACAGAAAGACCCTTGGCAGAAAAGAATGGGTACTCTTTCAAGGAGAGAGGCAAAAAAACTACCTGACGAAGACGCTTTGGATAAAATAATAGCAGATAAAAAAAGAAAAAAATTAGAACATAAAACATCATCATTGGGAGATATTAAAGATAAATTAAGCAGGATTAAAAGAAAAATAGAAGAACAATATTCAAAAGACCATCCATATGAAAAAACAGACAAAGCGAGACCACAGAGTACAGGAGATAAGATAATAGATGAAATGCCAAAAACATTAGAAAGACTTCTTTTAGAACCATTAGGTATTAAACAAGAAACAACAGGAAAAAAGAAAAATAGAGACCATTCAAACTCACAGGGAGATGCACATAGGATGTATACTCAAGAGGCTAGTCAAGATACATGGATAGGAAGTGGATTACCTCAACCAAAGAAAACCGAATCTGATGAGGATGACGAGGAGTTTGGAGTACCTATAGAACAAGGTTTACCACATAATGGAGATGCAAGACAGAAGGGAGAAGAAGGTACAGGGTCAATTGGAGGTTTAATTCGACATAACGTAGGTGATGGTTCAACTTTCGCACAAGGAAGTGGTAATTCTGCTCAAATAACCAACAATAAATTAAATAATCAGATGCGTGGAAACAAATATATGCCTAGATCAGTTAAAAGAAAACCAAAAACTAATTAGGGTATATAAACGAAATACTTATAAACACACATTATAAATCTTTATTAATAACATGGCTGAAAACGAAAAAGATTCAAAAGTAGATGCTTCTGAAGACAAAAAAGTCGAAGAAGCAGACACCAAAGACTCTAAACACGAAGAAAAGGAGAAATCCTACTTCGAGGAAACCGTCAAGTCAACTTTTGACACAATCACTGACAATCTGCAAGTAATTGCAGAATCTCAGAAATCACTACTCGACTCAGTTCAAGTAATTGATGATAGGGTTAAAGCATTGGAACAACCTACCGACCTTCCAGCAGCACCAAAAGGAACTGCTGACAAAGAAGACGTTGGTACAGAAACCAAAGCTCCAGAAAAACCTTACCCTCAAGGAGAACAAAGTGGATTAGATGATGATGGTGATGATACATCTGACGATGATTCAAAACTATCAGGTCAAGAGAAACCAATCGGTAAAGCAACTCGAATTGTTGAAAAGGCAGAACATACCTTTACAACAGAGACCCCAAGACCAAACTCATTAGAGAACGTTGATAAAGCAGAATTTGGAAAAGACTTTAGTCCAATCCTAAAAGATGCTAGATCAAATGGTTTTGAAGGACTAAGTACAGTTGCACAAAACATCCTGAACGGTAAATACTACAAACCAACCCAAGATGAGGTCGGACAGTGGTAGATATGGTTCAAATAAAAACTATCGATGAACTTGAAGCACTCTATTACGGATATAACCGTAATCTCCTCCGTAAAGCCGACGCACCAGTAACAACATCCACAACTGGCGTTTTTAACGCTATTTATGGAGCTTACGCATGGGCGCAATTGAATTTGGAGGCGAATGCCTTCGGTATATTGCCAAAATACCCATGGGATAAATCTGGATGGAGGGTCATTACAGCTAAGCCAACTCTGAACACCATCAGTGGTAACACTGCATTAGGTGGAACATCAGAAGGTGGTACCATCGCAGAGACAGTAAAACCAACACTTCAAGAAATTGATGTACGTCCAAAAACTGCTCAGTTGCCTTTCAGTGCATCTGAAGTTATGGAATGGTTGGCAACACACTCTAAAGATGACATTTGGGGAGGACTTGGTTCTCTCAGATTGTATATGGCTGTACAACACAAAGAATTCCTAAATAGAATGCTTTTAGCAGACGTTGAATCCGAAGCAGCAGGATCATCAGGTAACAACACTGGTACCACCAACTTTGAATCACTAGATAGAATTGTATCAAGTGGTGCAGAGGAGACAGCATTAGGTGGCTCACACACAAGCTATTACGATCCATGGGCAGCAAACGCAACCATTGATAGAGATAGTGGTACAGACTTTGACTGTACAGTTGAGAGTGCATCAGGCACAATTGGTACAAATGGCGTTTTGACCGATGATACCTTAAGAACTTTCCTTAGAAAGATTCGTATCGCAGCAGGTAAAGATCCTAATGTATTTTTGGGATCTCACGAAGTATATTCCGAAATCCAAGGCTTATACATGCCTTCAGTCCGTATTCCAAACCCATACGGTGAAGCATTAGTACAAGTTGACGTAAATGGAATTCAAACCTTCCGAGGCACAGGTGTCGGAATTCACGTAGATTCAATCTATGGAATCCCATTCATTCCAAGTAAGGATGCTCCATCAAACTCTGGTGACTCATCAGAAATTGGTAGACTATTCGCATTTGACACAAGTGACAGTGAGGGCTACGGATATCCAAGAATCGGAATTCAAATCGCAATTCCTACTGAGTATTACGAAGCTACAAGACGTTCACCAGCTTATCCATTTGTTAATAACGCATTCGTTGAGAAAGGCGTTTTCAGAACAATGGGTGAAACTGTTTGTCGTCACTTCAAGAGTCAAGGTAAGATTAGAGATATTAAACTTTAGGCAACTAAAGTGGGGATCTTGTAATCTATAAAACCCCTTTTTTTTTAAACATTTAAATAAGGCTGACTGCATCACATTTTATGGAATTTTATAGTGATAAAAAAACATGGGATTTACACTATAAAGATTGGAATAATATTATATCTAATATAAAAGATGACACAGAGTATAATAGATATAGGAGAAAAATAATCCAAAATCTTATTAACATATACGAAAGTAACAAATAAGCAATCTTTATATAAGAATAGATAACATATTTTGTAATGGCAATTACAATCAGTACATCCGATTGGACAGCAGCTAATGTTAGAAAGACATTATCTTTCAACGCAGCATTAGTTTCAAAATTGCGAATATATAGTATCAAAGTTACCTTCGGTAGTGGTGATAACTATGTAACAGGAGGAGTGTCGGCTGACCTCAAAGAGAACAGAATTTCCACACTCGTTGCTGTAATACCAACATATTCAACTTGTTTACAGGAAGTAAGATATGACAAAGACAACGAGAAAATCCAACTATATAACGTAGGTGGAGGAGCAGAAGCCAAATTTGTTGAAGTAACAAATACCAGCTCAACTTGTGCATCTAAAATATTCGAGTTTCTAGTCATAGGCTACTAGAGTCCAAAAAGTCTTCTTTTTTTTCTTTTTTTTTCACAAAGTTTATATATAATACTTAATCACTGATTGTATGGTCGAATTAAACCACAATGTTATATCATTTAATGCTGATACAACTATAAAAGGTAGTCATGGTGTAGTAGTAGCTGTCTTTTGTAGTAAAAAAGGTTCAAGTGGAGCAAAATGTGTCCTTAAAAATGGTGGTGCTAGTGGAACAACAGAATTCACTATTTTTGGTGAAATAGAGGGTAATTACCAAGATATTAATAGAAGATTTGAAGATGGTATTTACGCAGATATAACAGGTTCAGCAGAATGGACAGTTGTGTTTAAGTAAATTTAAATACAAAGTTAAATTACTATTATTATGGCTACAACTTACTGTACAGTTGAGGATGTATCTGATTTTCTCAGGGTTCCCATTAATTCTAATACTACTCCTAATAAAGCACAGGTTGAAAAAATCATCAACCGAAAAGAATCAGAAATAGAGAGAAGAATAGGTCATGCATGGAGATCAAAAAAAGTTACAAGAGAAGTTCATGATTTACCTTTACTATATACATTTGGTTGGGGTACTCCATTGTTTTTACAACATAGAAACATTTATGAATTAGATTCAAGTTCTGGTGATAAAATAGAGATTTGGCAAGGAGCATCATCATCTTGGGAAAATATTCTAGGTAATAATCAATGGTATGATATAGAATATGAGTATGGTAGATTATACTTGAGAGGTTTTATATTTTCAATTTTAAGAAAAAACAGATGCAGAGTTACATACAGATATGGTGGAGAAAACTTTGCTGGTGATACAGAAATACCAGATGATATCAAAGATGCAGTAATTAAAATGACAGCAGTTGATATATTAACAACTAGTCTAAGAATGGATAGATTACCTGTAGGTGGTAATACATTAAGCTGGTCTGAAATGATATCTGCTTGGAAGGAAGACATTGAACATTGTATTATAAATCGCAGAGAAGTATTTGTGATACCATAAATGTTTGGATTTATTAAAAATGCTATAAAAAAAGTAGCAGACCAAATAACAGAGGTATTTAATGATATTGTAGAAGGTGACAGAGATGGAAACGAGATAGAAGTTGAAGCAGAATCAGAGGAAGAAATAAAAGAATGGCTTGAGGAAATTGGAGCTGAAGAAGATCCAGATGTAGATGATGGAAATCAGTTTTTCACTCATAGATGTAGATATGAATACCAAATAGCAAATCACTATCATGGAGGAGGAGGAAATAGATCATGTACAATATGTATAGAATTTGATAAAGCATATTCATACGGTAGTTATGTTGAAATAACTTATGATAAATTTGAAAATGGAGAAACACTATGGGCTGGAGATGGAGATGAACATTTATTGAATTCATGGTTCTCACAAATGGACGATACACAGAAAGAATATGTTTTAAGTAGTGCAGAAAATAGAGAAGATATTAAAGTAGACACTCACAGGTCTATAGCTCCTTATATGATAGATGATGAGACTGGTGATGGTGAATGTAAATGCTGGTTAAAATTTATCTCTCATAGAATAGACGGAATAACAGAATGGGAAGGTAAATAATATATACTAAGAAGAATGTAATAATTTATGTCTCTAACATATGATGCAGTTGAAGACCTTAAAGTACTTTTGAAGGATAATTGGACATATGGTCAATTACCTGTTATTGAAGTAGTATGGAAGGTAAAATCTGTAGGATTTGTGGATGATAGGAGAGACAAGATAGTGATAATACCAAAGAATGAGAAGATTGATTATTTCAGTTTATATGGAACTGATTTTTTACATACGTTACCTATATCAGTAGAAGTTAGGTCATATGGAGAACAGGATAAGACATCAGAGGTTGTTAATGAAGTTTTAAGGATTTTGAAGGCTAATTTGAGAAGAACAGGATTTGTTGACCTACAGGTCATAAGGTCTGTGTCTGCAAATGATGAATATAGGAATATGTTCAGACATGTAGTTGTATGCCAATATAGGCAACATTATAACTTGGCATGAGCAAAATCTTTATATCTAAACACAGTAAGGGTTTATTATGGCAATAACTACTGGCTCGTATGGTACGCTAAAATATGCTTGGGAAGAGACTTATGCTAATCTTTATAGCACTGGTAACCAACAAACACCAAATAAGAAATTTGGTATTCAAGACAAAGTTTCATCATGGACTATAGGAAATAATAGAATTGACCTAGCAGAACTAAATCAGACAGAACTAGCTAACTATGCATACGGAACACAGACTGGTAGCCTAAGTGTTGATTTTGTATTAGCTAACCCATGGATATTAAGAGCATTTTATGGAGAACCATCGGTTGTAACAGGTTCACCAAATGTATGGACTTGGCAAAAATCAGGAACAAAGACAAAAGATGTATCAACATTTACTACTGAAATAGGAATAGACATTCCATCAACATCAAATGATATTAGGAGAACATTAAAAGGATGTATGATGAGATCGCTTACAATTAACGCATCAATTGGTGGAACAGTTGACTGTTCTGCTGACATTGCATATGCAGAGGAAGATGCTCCATCTACAAGTGGAGTAGCAGTTGCAACTGAACCAACAGTTGAATTCCCATATACATTTGCACACGCAACTATCAAACAAAATAACGTGACATTAGGAAAGGTACAAGACTTGAGCATTACATTTGCACAAAACTCTGACTTCTTATACGGATTAGGTTCACACCAAGCAGTTGACAGTTTCAGACGTGTATTCGATATTACTGGTTCATTCAAAATCTCATTACAAGATAAGACTAACTTAGAAGTTGTTCTAGACCAAATAGCAAAAGGAACAGCAGGTACATATGCAGAAACATTAGATTCATCAGCACCATATTTAGAAATTAAATTCCTAAAGGATGCAAACGAAGAGATAAAACTAACATTAACAGGAATATCTCTAACAGACCTAGGTATATCTGGATTAGAACCAGTAGAACCTATATTTGAGGATGTTACATGGAGAGCAAAATCATGTATATGCACAGCCGAGAATAACCAAACAACAGAAGAGTAAACACTTATATTGGTGAATAAAAAACATTTTCTGTGGTATTAAAATCATTTACTATAAAATATGAAGGTAAAGATGAAATAATAGAATATGAAGACGACTTAACTTTTGGTGAGATGGAGTCAATAATTAATTCATCAATTGATCTTACAGATGTAACAAAACCCAAAGTTAATTTACCAGAATATAGAACAAAAGTACTATTAAGTACAATAAAAAAGGCTCCGTTTAAAACAGGAGATGTTGTCGCATTAAGAAATTTAAAATCTAGTGTTGTCAATCAGGTGCTTGGAGGGGTACTCAAAGACTACCCTTTATCGAAGTATTTGGAGCAGTGGATGGTAAGCTTCGTAGGAAACGAGGATTTCGAGATACAGCAGAGTTCTACTACTTCTTCGCCAAAGAGTTCGGCTGGGCGAAAGAAACGGTAGACAGACAATCTGCTCAATATTTAGCTAGTTTAATCAAGGTTCATAAACATGTTCAGGCTCTTAATGAAAGAGAAACACGCTTGACAGGTATGCGTAATCCTCGAAAACTTTAATACTATAATCGTTTGGTGTATTATATATGGCTAGAAATTATAAAGTAAAGATGGAGTTGGAAGTTGATTCCAAATCCATGAATAAATTGAAACAACTGTTCAAAGATATGGACATGAAATGGAATAGAGATACTCTAAAGGAAGCAAAAACAATGTCTGACCAGATGAGGGAGTTGAATAAAACATTAGCAAAGTTAAGAGTAGACTTATCTAAGATTAAAAGCTTTGGAGGTAGTAGTAAGGGTGATGAGAAAAACCTAGAAGACCTATTAAAAGAAGTTAAAACATTGAATGATAATACAATGAAAAATCACAATCAGATTATTACAAAATACTTCAAAATATGGACTGATGCCAAAGGTGGAATGAAACAAGGTAAGGATTTAAGTGAAGAGGGAAAGACAACAAGACAATACAGTAGAGAACGTATTGCACAAATAGATGCAGATTCACAATATCAAAAAACACTATGGCATACGCAAGTACAACAAGAACATGCGAAACTTATTAGACTGGATGATCAATTAAAAAATCAGAGAATGCTTAATAGATCATTCTTGTCTACATTAGGTAGTGGTGGAAGTTTTTTTCAAGGTATAAAACAAGTTCTAAAAACAACTGATACGTTTTCTAAATATGATGATATGTTAAAATTAATGCATATAGACCCATCAATAAAAGCAAAGATTGAACAAGCAAGAATGAGTCATGATCCAGTGGCTCAAGCAACTGCTAGTAGTCTTGCAGCCAATGAAGGTGTCAATTTATCAAATGCCATGGCAGCACAAAACACAATACTTGGTAAAATATTAAAAAAAATAGATAGGATTACACCAGATGCATCTACTCCTAGGGGAATGGCAATGGCTGGTTTAGGAATAGCTGGTGTCGCATTACTAACAAAAGCATTTAGAAAGGCATTAGATTCATCACCAATGCTAAAACAAATGGCTAAACTTTTAGACTTTGGTGTTATGTTAGTGTTGAGACCTATAGGTGACTTCTTTGGTTTCTTATTTAGACCTATACTTATATTATTACTAAGAAAGTTCATTATACCATTCTATCAGGAATATATGCCATTAATGAGAAAATTAGGTGGAGATATAGGTAACTTTTTAACCAAAGTAATTGACATTGCAACTAGCTTTGAAGGAATGACAGCAGCAGGTGCTGCCGTCGCTGCTGGAATATTTGCATATTTTAAAAAGAAAGGTGGTAAGATACAAATATTTAGTAAGAATGCTGTAGCAAATTTGGCAAAAATGGCTAGACCGAGTTTATGGAGTAGGATTTCTAATGCCTTAACAATGAAAGCTCCAAAAGCTAGTTATTGGAGAAGAGTATCTAATGCGTTAAGAATTAAAGGTTCTATTCCTAAACTACCAAAATTACAATTACAGATTCCAAAATCATTGCAACCTTTAATAAAAATAATTCAAGAGACACAAGATGCATTATCAAAAACTAAGATACCACCAACATCTGATGATGTAGTAAAAACTCCTTTAAAGGAACTAGATAGACCACCAAGAGGTAGCAAATTTACAGTGCCAGTAAGTGCTTTAAGTAAAGCAGCAACAATACTTAACTTATGGGATTTAGCTTCAGGTAAGATGGGATATGATATTTTCAATGCAGCAAACGCACCAGAAATGACTGAATTTAACAAACAAATGCATGGACAAGCATCTGAGATTTATCCATGGATGTCAGGAACAAAAGACCCATTAGTTGACAGATGGGGGGATATTGGAGGTATACCATCAACAGGTCAAATACTTTCAGGTGATTGGGGAATGGGTACACCTCCTCCATCTAGTACACCAAATCATCAAATAATAATTCAAGCAGATACAATTACAACTGAGGCAATAGATAACGTAACAGATAAAATGGTAAACGGTAAGAGGACGTTTAGTAGCCTTGGTTAGTGTAAGACTTGCATTATTAGAAACGCAAGAACAAGATGCTGCCACAACTAACGAGCAACATACGTTTGTTATGAGAAACTTCACAAACCTCAACATAGATTTGAGAACACCTATATCGCCTATGCCATTACCAGAAGAAAGTGATACGGAAAATATTCTTGTCAAGGTTGAAGGAAACACCACTGCTATATCATACAGTTTTGTAATTAAGCCTGAATCTGCAAGTTCTCCAACCACATATAGTCAAGGTGCTTCTGATGTCGTCGCTAATGCAAATTATACTGTGAGAGATCAAATAGATTTTTTAAAACAAGATATGCAAGGAAAAAGTATAGATGACCATTACAAATTACAGATAAAATACAGTGAAGATGGAGATGATGATTTAACATTTTACGGATTTGTTAATAATATATCAATAGTTATAGATTCCAGCGCTCCAGCTACAGCAGTTTGTACAATTAGTTTCCTTGTAGGAGATACAATAACCTCTTTGGATGAAGATATTCCAAGTGAACCATCATTCTCTATTGGCACTGTTAGTGGAACAACCATACCATTAACCATTAGTTTACCAGTAGATAAAGGTGGTTCAAATAACATTGTTAATTACTATATACAATACTCTAACTACATAGGAGGAAGAGGCTCAAGAAGTCCATGGAAAAAGTATAATTCGACTGATTCTTCAATATCTGGTAATGTGAGTTTCAATCTAGGTTCTTCAGATGGTATAATTGCTGATAAAACATACAGTGTAAGAGTTGCAGCAAAAGGTTCTGATTATCTCAAGGGTGAATGGTCTGATTGGCAAAATGCTGGAAGTGCAACAACATGAGTAATGTAAAATTAATGGTTACCAAAAAAAACTCATCTGGTACAGTAACATCAATAAAACCAGCACAGGTTATCAAGGCAAGAATAAAAAGAGAGGGAGTGAGAGCAGTTGATAGTGGAACTGTTATAGTTCCATCTAAATATGATATAGAACAAGGTGATGAAGTTGCATATATACAAGATGTATGTAATACACAATATCTAAAAGGTATTTGGAATTTTCAAATGAGTGGAAGAGATGAATCAGGTTATAAATTATGGGATAATGAAAGTGCAAGTAGATATTTTTTCAAACAATTCCAAGGAGAGTTTGAGAATGAAGGTAATTCAACAACTTTTAATTGGCACTCAAATTATTCAAGTTCAGCAACGAAAGATAGAAAATTTGCTGAATGCTGGGTGTTAAAATTAGATGGAACTACTGGTACGGCTGCAGATGGGTCAACATCAAGTGTTAGTTCAAAGATTAGGATAGCAAATAAAGTATACCCACAACAAAGTGGTTCAAATATAGTAAATTTAAGAGACCATTTTGATATTTATATTTGGTTAAGAAGATATGATGGTACTGAATCAGGTACAAAGAAATGTCTATTTAGTAAGAGAGATGGAACTACTGGTTTAGAAATATTTTATGTTCTTCCTACAATAACAGATGATGGGCATATAGAAGTACAGGCAACAACAGCTAGTACAACAACAGATATTAATTATTCTAATCCAACTAGTGATCCTGTTCATACAGGATTGGGTGCTTCAATGGATTGGACACTTGTAAGAGTAAAGAGAGATTCTTCTGATAACATACAGATTTTTGTTGATGGTATTAAAGTAAAACAACAGAGTTATGCAGCCAGTTTAGATAATACAGGAAATATTACAATAGGAGCTGATTATAACGGAAGTAATAATGCAATATGTTATATGGGTCAATGTAGGGTATATGCAGGTGGAACATTAGAACGTGACAGTGAAAAAGTAAGAACATCAAAACCACAACCTATGACAATGAAATTAAACGGTGTGTGTGTAAGGAAGAAAGAGAAAACAAATAAGAAAGAAATAGTGATAAATGGTACGTCAAAGATAATGATGCAGATGAAAGTCACTGAAAAACAGAGAGAATCTAACGGTGATTTAGAAGAGGGTATATGGTATCAGTCAGCACAAACTTGGGAAGAATCAACAAGAACAGGTAATAAGAATGTATTAACAAGCACATCTGCATATGGTGTCGTAAACGATTTAATAAGAAGTGCAGATCCAGAGTTTAGAACATACATTGACGGTGATTTATCAAGTGGTGATGGTACTAGTGGTGATGTCACCAATATAGTTGATCCTGAAGGGTCAGATAAAAAGAGTAAGACAATATCAAAATTTGTCGCTAATGGTCAACTAGTTAATCTTATCAAATTATGTAATTTAATAGAAGACCAAGATACTAGATTTTTTGCATTTCCTACAAAAGTACTAGCTTTAGAAAAAGCAAAACAACACCTAGTTATGTTTACTAATTACATACATGGTATTAATGGTGTAAGAATAATGGAAGATTTAGCAGATGAAATGAAACAAATAAATAACGTTATAGCAGTTGGAACTACGTTCGCATATAGAGTTAAAGAGACTAAATCAAGCCCTTTTGGAACATCTGAAGCTTTAACATATACTCCTATTGGTTCTGTTACTGTGACAAAAGATGGTACTGTATTAGAACAGATAACAGAATATGACTCTAGTGGAAATGCAAGTTCCCCTTCGTCAACTCAGTTTTATGTTAATATGGAGTCAAAAACCATAATTATGGGAACTTCTCCATCATCATCACTTGTAATTGAATATGAATACGAAGAACTGTCTAACACACAGAAATATTCAAGAACTGCATCTATAACAGAAAGTGGTTTAAGAACTTTAACAGTAATAGCACCACAGTTTAAAAGTAGAAAGAATCTTTATTCTTTAGCAAAGAGTGTTGGAGATAATCTTTATAATGTTAAAAAAGGATATAGAGTAGAATTCGGTACACTTATTAATCATGTAAGAGAAAATATGGGTGTATTTTTAGGTAGTGGTATAAGAGGTTTTAATCATACAACAAGAATTATAAAAGATCCACAGGGAACAACTGTATCTAAATCAGGTTATCATAGTGATAGGCTTGAAGTAATGGGTATTGAATGGTTTTATCCAGAAAATAGAACTGTTTTACGAGTGGGAGAATATGCTTTAGATGTCAAGGACTTGGAGCAATTATTTGGTCAAGAGGTATCAGGTTTAAAAAGCAGTGTTACGAAGACACTCACATAGGAAAAAATCTTTATATACTCCAATCAGGAATGAGATATATGATAACTCTAACAGAATCGGATACACCAGTATCAACTTGGATTAACCCAGATTTGAACATTTGTATTGTTAAAGAGAACACCGAGACTGGTAAGAAGACATGGTATCACACTCATAATATTGTAACAAATGATGGCGATTTATATTACGCACAACAAGCTGTAGAGACAACACCAACAAGCGACTTTGGTGGTTCTAATGGTAGAATGGAACTCAGAACAGGTTCAGCAACTCCAGCAAAAGATGACACTTATGGAGATGTAACAACACCTGTAACAACATCAAGAAGAGCTATAGATACTGGTTATCCAAAAGTAAGTGATGGTGACGGTGATAACACAGGTTCAGGAGCAGATATCGTAACATGGAGAACAAGTTGGGAAACTGGTCATTTTAACGCAACTGGAATAATTGGTGGTTGTATTCACGTAGGTGGAGGAAGTCCAGCAAGTGGAACAAAATTATTAACACATTATAGTATCACTTCATTCGACAAAACAGCATCCGACACACTAAAAATATTCGTTAATCATACATTTACAGGAGTATAATCTCATGGCTGGAATGGCTAAAGTTTTTGAACTTTTAAACAGTATTAATCATATATTAACACCTAATCAAGGAACTAGATACCAAAGAGATTCTGGTATGAACGCTAAAATAAAAATGGGTGAAAACGTGGTGGTAAAACTTGGCTAAACGAACAGCAGGCACAGGTTGGGGTAGACACGTTAAAGTTGTAACTGTAGTTGATGATGGTACTTCTGAAGTAGGTACTAACGAGTGGAATGAAGATCTAGACAATAAAGGTATTCTTGGTTTCTCACCAGCTAATGCAACAATAACAATAGCTGGAGATGGTACATTAACACCAACAGATAGTATAGTTGTTTGTGCAGCAAACAGCAGTACATCAGATACAATTACAAAATTAACAAATACAAATACAAATGAATATGATTTCTTATACTTATTTGCAGATACAGGTGATACAATAACATTAACACATACATCAGGCACACCATCAAACGCTGGTGAAGTAGTACTTCTAGGTGAGGCAAACAAAACACTTGATGAGAAAGTTCCAACAATAATAGTTAGAAAAGGAAATTACTGGTATGAATATGGTGGATCTCCAGTTATAGCTGGTACAGGTCTGTCAAAATCTGCAGCAACTTTGTCAATTGACATGACAGATACAAACGCAATTAAAGACGAAGATAATATGTCAAGTGACAGTGCAACACACTTAGCAACACAACAATCAATTAAAGCATATGTAGATTCTCAAGTAACAGCACAGGACTTAGATACAGCAGGCGATTCTGGTACAGGTGCTATTGATTTAGACAGTCAATCATTAACAATATCAGGTGGTTCAGGTATAACTACAACTGCATCAAATCAAGCAATAACAATAGATGGTGACAATGCAACCACAAGTGCAAAAGGTGTGGCAAGTTTCAGTTCTGATAACTTTTCAGTAACAAGTGGAGCAGTAACAATCAAGGATTCAGGTGTATCAAACGATGAATTAGCAGGTTCAATTTCTAACGATAAGTTAGCAGGTTCTATTTCTAATGATAAGTTAGCAGGTTCAATTTCTAACGATAAGTTAGCAGGTTCAATTTCTAACGATAAGTTAGCAGGTTCAATTTCTAATGATAAGTTAGCAGGTTCTATCGCAAATTCAAAATTAGTGAATTCAAGTATAACAGTATCAGATGGTTCTAATTCAACAGCAACAGCATTGGGTGGAACAGTCACATTCAGTGGAACAAGTAATGAAGTAGAAGTAGCAGAAAGTAGTGGAACTGTAACAGTAGGACTACCAAATGATGTAACAATAACAGGTGATTTAACAGTAAATGGAACTACAACAACCATTAATTCAACAACATTAGAAGTAGCAGATAAACAAATTGAAATTGCAAAAGTCTCTAGTCCATCAAACTCAACAGCAAACGGTGGTGGTATTTTAATTGAAGGTGGTTCTGATGGTGATAAAACAATCACATGGACAAGTGCAACAGGCGACTTTGATATTTCAGAAAACATAGACATTGCAAGTGGTAAGGTATTCAAAATTAACGGTACAGAAATATTAGGTGGAACAACATTAGGTTCTACAATAGTATCTTCAAGTCTTACAAGTGTGGGAACTATTGCAACAGGAACATGGGAAGCAACAGATGTAGCAGTAGCACATGGAGGTACAGGTTCATCAACAGCAGGTGGAGCAAGAACAAACTTAGGTTTAGTAATAGGTACAGACGTTCAAGCTTACGATGCACAATTAGATAGTATTGCAGCCTTAACAGCTAACCAAGTAGCTGGATTAGTTGATTTAGCAACATTAGAGGCACCAGCAAGTGACGGTCAATTTATAGTTGCAACAGGAGCTGGAGCATTTGCATATGAATCAGGAGCTACTGTAAGAACTTCATTAGGATTAACTATAGGAACACATGTTCAAGCTTATGATGCCCAATTAGACACACTTGCAGCATTAACAGCAAATCAAGTAGGTGGTCTTGTAGACTTGGCAACACTTGAAGCACCAGCATCAGATGGACAATTCATTGTAGCAACTGGATCTGGAGCATTCGCTTATGAATCAGGTTCAACAGTAAGAACATCGTTAGGACTAGCAATAGGCACTGATGTTCAAGCTTACGATGCACAGTTAGCTGACGTATCAGGGTTAACTGCTGGTGATGGAAACTTTATTGTAGGAGATGGTTCTAACTTTGTAGCAGAGTCAGGATCTACAGCAAGGAGTTCATTGGGATTAGGAACTATAGCTACACAAGCAGCAAACAGTGTTAATATAGATGGAGGAGCAATAGACGGTACAACTATAGGAGCAAACAGTGCAGGAGCAGTTACAGCAACCCAAGTAGATATCACAGCAGAAGGAGACTTAAGATTACAAGATGCTAGTGGTGGTGAATATGTAGGATTTGAAGCACCATCAGCAGTAACAACAAGTTATACATTGGAAATGCCAGTAGAAACAGGTTCAGCAGGTGAAGTATTAAAACTATCGTCATCTGCAAATGTATTGGAATGGGGAAGTGCTGGTGGTGGAGCAACATCAACACATGATTACACATTACAGGCTTACGATTATTCAGGTGGTGGAGCTAGTGGAACTACAAGATCAGTTTACATTAGACCATTAAAAACCTCTGGTGGAGCTGAGGACACAAATAATGAAGGTGTCTTTGTCAAAATCAAAAAGAACGGAACAGCAGACACAGAAGTGCAGATAGCGTAGGTGTTCTAGTATATGGTAGAATATCTTGACGGTGGTAGAATCCAAGGAAGTTCTACGGCAAACCCAGAAATACAAGGATATGCTGGTGGTAATGCTACTTCAACAACACAATCAGCTGGAGGAGGAGGAGCTGGAGGAACAGCAACAGGTTCAGGTAACAAAAATGGTGGAATAGGAAAAGTAAATCCCATTGTAGGTTCAACTCATGGTGAATCATCAGGTGGTAGTTATTATTTAGCTGGTGGTGGAGGTGGAGCTGGCGAAGCATCAGGTGCATCAACTGGAGGACTTGGTGGAGGTGGAAACGGTGGCACGACCAATGCTCCAAGTTCAGAACCAACAAGTAGTTATGGTGGTGGAGCTGGTGGAGGTGGTAATAGTGGTACTAATTATCCAAACGGTGCATCAGGAGTTGTAATATTAAAATTATTAACATCAGCAAGTTTTAGTTCATCAAATGCTACTTCAACTACAACAGGTTCATACACTATACTAACATACACTTCAACAAGTTCAAGTTCTTTCACAATATCATCAGGAACAGCAGATGTTCAATATCTTGTTGTAGCTGGAGGTGGTGCTTCAAAAGATAATTGGGGATATGCAGGAGGAGGTGGAGCTGGAGGATTTAGAACAGGAACTAAAACAGCAATGACTAGTGGCACATATACAGTAACCGTTGGAGCTGGTGGTGTTGGTGCTGGTTCTTCGACTACACCAGCAAATGGTGGTAATTCAGTATTTGCAGATATAACATCTTTAGGTGGTGGAGGAGGTGGTAGTTGGATTGTTAATAGTGGTACAGGTTTTGATGGTGGTTCTGGAGGAGGAGCTCAAGGTAATTCAGGTGGAGATGATGTAGGAGGTAGTGGTTATACAACAACAACAAATGAAAAAGATTCAATAACAAACGTTCCTGAAAATACACGTTATGAAGAAACAGATACTCGTAAGAT